TGAAGTTGGTGGTGTTGTTGGGCCTCCGCGTGGCGGTATGGATGGTGGGTTTGGTGGAATGCGTGGTGAAGTTGGTGGTGTTGTTGGGCCTCCGCGTGGCGGTATGGATGGTGGGTTTGGCGGTACGGATGGTGGGTTTGGTTACAACCCCATGCGTAATAAATTGCCCCCAGATCTCGGTGGTTTCAAAGGCCCAGCCCAACTTCCCCCCGAGTTTCTTACCAACCAACCGGTAACGCCAACTCCACCCCCGGCACCCGAACCGGCACCTGACATGCTTACTGGTGGCCCTGCGGAAGTGGTTCAACAAAAAGCTGCTACCCCAGCACCGGGGTTCGCTAAACCACTCACTATCCCGGCGGCAGCACCACAGGTTCCGACTATTCCTCAACCCGAACCGGCACCGTCTATGTCTTCCCGTTCTGCTTCGGAGATTAAGGATGGGTTTGGACCTGCTGCACCTGAAAGACCTTATGTTCCAAGCGGTGGGTACGGAACTTACCGTGATCAATACGCCGCTCCCAAGCCGGGTGGGGATCCGCGATTTGCGGGTGATACCAGCCCCTTTACTTCTGCCCAAAATGCATATGACCGAACTTACCAGCGGCTTATGTCGGATGACTACCGTAGGTATGTTGAATCGTTTGCCCCATCAACCAGAGCGTTTATGGCTAAACCCGGTGATGAAGCAGGTGCTAGGTATGCCGCTGAACAAGCCAGAAATACTTATAACATGTACGGGGGTAAAGACCCGTTTGCACGGCGCAGCGGCGGTATCGTTTCCCTCATGAAGCATAAATGAACCTAAAAATAGTCCCAGTTGGCGTCAATTACATAAACCAAACGTGGCCGCACGTCAGGCAGTATGTGGATGACGCGCTCACTAAAGGGCACGATTTTCCTGATTGGGCAGCTACGTACAACACTGACCATGTTCTTCAGTTTCTTGTGTCTGGGCAGTGGACGTTGATTGTTGCCATAGACGAAGAGGCACGGATTCATGGAGCCTGCACGGTGTCCTTCATCAACTACCCACTGCACCGTGTGGCGTTTATCACCACAATTGGCGGCAAACTGATTTCAAATGACGATACGTTTCAGCAACTGAAAACAATCCTTAAAGCAAGTGGTGCAACCAAGATTCAAGGTTATGGACGTGACGCCATCGTGCGTTTGTGGAAACGCTACAACTTTGAACCAAGAAACACTCTCGTAGAGGTATTGATATGAGCTACATCTCAAAGTACGAACTTGAAGCCCTTGGCGAACCTCTTGGTGAGTGCGTCACCGTTCCCAAACTTGGCGGTGGTTACTTCTGCGGCAGTGGCGGCGGTGGTGGTGGCACCCAGCAAGTTGTTCAGTCAAACATCCCAGAAGAGTTTTACCCACAGGTGCGTGGGTTGCTCCAGCATGCTGGGCGAGAGCTTTTTCAGGGTTATAACGACCCTGAAGGTAATTTCATTATTACCGGCAATAAACCTTTTGTGCCATTCAGCACTCGTGGTGAAGATTACGTAGCCGGGCTTCGCCCGGGGCAAGAGAACGCTGTCAATTTGGCTAACTGGATGGGTAGTCCAGAAGGGCGGGCAATTATTGATGAAAAATTTGGACGCGCGGAACAGTTTGCGGAAGACGCGGGTTACTTAGGTAAATACGCCGGGGACCAAGCACTTGGGTATGGTGTTATTGGACAACAAGCCGGGGCGGCTGGGCAAAAACTTGGTGTCGAAGAAGGCGGGCGGCTGGGGGGCATGGGTGCTGGATACGGCGGGGCCGCTGCTGGTCTTGCCCCGCGTGCGGCTGGGTTGGGTGGGTTGTATGAGCAAATGGCTACTACCCCCGGCGAATATCAAAAGTACATGTCGCCGTATATGCAGAATGTGGTTGCCAAGCAGCAAGAAGACGCAGCGACCCAAGCAAAAATTATGGAGCAAGGACGTAAAGCCGCCGCTGCTCGTGCTGGCGCATTTGGTGGATCGCGTCGTTTTATTGAACAAGCTGAAGCAGACAAGGCGCTTGGAAGCCAACTCGGAAACATTCAAGCGCAAGGACTTCAAAAGGCGTTTGATCAAGCACAGCAAAACATTAATCAGCGGGCGCAACTGGAATCACAAGGTTTGGGGCAAGCTGGTCAACTTTATGGGGTTGGTATTCAAGGTGCCCAAACGGGGTTGCAAGGTTTGGATAGGCAATTGGCTGGTGCTGAATTGGGTATGAAAGGCGCTGGCATGGGGCTTCAAGGCGTTCAAACCGGGCTTGGTGGTTACGGATTGATGGGTCAGATGGGTGGGCAGTTGGCTGACATTACCGGCAAACGGTTTGGGCAGCTACGTGATGTCTCTGAGTTCCAGTTTGGTATGGGCGAGCGTCAACGTCAGCTTGAACAGCAGAGAATCAATCAAATGATTCAGAATTACGCAATGGCGCAAGAACGACCCATGACCAACCTTCAGATGATGAATGCGTTGTTGCGTGGGTATGCGGTACCGGGTACAACCACAACTCAGTATCAGGCCGCTCCTCCTTTGGGCGGTCAACTTGCCGGATTAGGCACAGCCGCAGCAGGTTTGTCCGGATTGATGGGTAGAGGTGCAAAAGCGGGTGGCCTGATGTCGGGTGGGGATGGTATTGATACCCTCGCGCTGAACAAAGCGTTGGCAGGAGACTGAGATGAGCATAATGGCTGGCGGTATGCGGCAAATGATGGGGCTGTTGGATAAACTCTCCATATCTCAAATTCAGCAAGGGATGAAGCTGGGGCGGTTCCCCGCCTATCTGGCTATTCCAGCAATCGAGTTAAAGACTCGGATGCAAAAACAATTTGAGCAACAGAAAGCACTGCAACAGCCATCACCCAAAGAAATGCCCACGGTTGCCGAACAGGTGATGCAGGAAGCCCAAGGCATGGGCAGCTTGATGGGTGCAGAAATGAATAGTGGTGCTGGTGGCGTTGAGCAGCTACCGTCTAACCTGCCTCAAAATTATGCAGAAGGTGGAATTGTTGCGTTTGAAGATGGTGGGATGGTGGACCATTATGCGGGAGGCGGCGTTGTTGCACTTTCTAAGGGTGGGGATCCGCTTGCAGAAGCAATAATGGACGACCTTATTCGCCAGCAACAACTTGACAAAATAAGGGCAGCGAGAGATGCAGCCAAGGCTGCTGCCGAAGCCGCTAAAACCGCTGGACCGGGGGCTGCTGCCGCTGAAGCCGCTGCTCAAACTGCTAGTCAGGCTGCGAGTGGGCCGTCAAGGTTTGAATCAATTAGGCGTGGTATGCAGCCAAAGATGTTTAACCCCGACATTCGGTTGCCCTCGATGGAAGGCGGCTCTGGAATTCTAAAGGGCGGTGCACGGTTAGCAGGAAAATTTGCCGGTCCTCTTGCACTAGCAGATCTTGTGTCAACCGGAGTAGATGTGGCAAACCTTGATACGGATGCAGCGCGTGAATACTACGGCATGCAACTTAAACCCGGTGAAGAGCCTAGCTTTTTGGGGGACGTTGGGGTTCGTTCGCGTGCAGCCCTTGGTATGCTGAATCCGTTTGGTAATACTCAAGCCGGAATTGCGGCGATTGCAGAGAAAAGAAGGCAAGCAGAAGCCGCTGCCGCTGCTGGACAAGGTGCTCCAAAAGATGAAGGTGCTGGTGGAGCGGGTACTGGTGGGCCGGGTGCTGGTCCGGGTGCTGGTGGAACGGGCGTTGGCGCTGGGGCTGGTGCTGGGGCTGAAGGTTCCAGCTTTGGGGATCTTTTTTCGCAGATACAACGTGCGGTTGCCACCGAACGGGCAAAGATCAAAACCCCCACAAGTATTTTTGAAACAGAACGGCCTAAGTTTGAGGCCGAGGAAGCCAAGATTGCAGACGAAAGAAAGGCTGAACGCGAGCGTTTGATGGGGACGGTGCCCGGTCAGGCGTATGAAAGGCTTGAAAAAGATCTTCTTAAAGAAGCAGAAGGCATGGGCGTTGAAAGAGAACAAGCCAAAAACATGGCTATCTTCAAGGCTGGCCTTGCCATGATGGCAGGTACGTCCCGGTACGCACTTCAGAATATTGGGGCGGGTGCTATGGTTGGCGCTGAAGACTGGCAAAAAGCCGCTGCCGATATGAAGAAAGCGCAGAAAGAAAACCAGCGCATGCTGGCCCATATCGAACAGGCTCGTCGTGCTGAAAAGATTGGCGACCGCGACAAACAAATTGCGGAGATGGACAAAGCGCTTGACCGCCGTGCCGCTCGTAACCAATTTATGTTCACTTCAGCAATTAACGCTGGTGTTAGAACTGAAGAGCAAGCCGTGGATCTTCTCGGTAAGAGTATTGTCGGCGCTACCAGCATGTATGGGTCTGATGCCAAAATGGCAGCAACGCTTGCCCGTATTGCAGGGGGTGCGGGTGCTCCCAAACTTAGTGCAAGCGATATGATGAAGATTGAAGATAGATTCTTGGGTAAAACCAACGAACCAAAAATGCGTGGAGAGTTTTTTGTGAGTAAGACTCAAGGTAAGGGCGACCCAAGAAACGCTCCAAAACCCGGTCAGAACACAGACTTTGACAAACAGTTTGAAGAGTACCGCCGTAAAAAGATGGTAGAGTTCATCACTGATATGCAAAATACTCGTAGCGGGAATTTTGGTGCGTTTGGTGCGCCAACTGGTCAGCAACAACAGGCTGGGCGTCCACCATTTGAGTATTTAGGTAGAGAGTAACTTTTTGGCAGGCACGCCATGAAGTGCCGGAAAGGAAAATATGGCAATCCACCGTATCAAAGGGCCGGATGGACGTATCCATCGTATCGAAGCCCCGGATAACACCCCGCCAGAACAACTTTTTTCCGTTGTTCAACAACAGCTAGACCAAGAAGAAGGTCAGCGGCTGCTCAAAGAAAATACGGGCTTCTTCCAGACGGCTGGTCAAGGTCTTGCCCGTGGCGCAGGGCAACTTCTTTCTACCGGCACGGACCTCATACCAGCCATGGTGGGGGCCAAACTCGGCTTCACAGATTACGCCAAAGAACAGATGCAGGAGTACGCGGAGAAAGAAGCCGCCCGCGAACAGAAATACCCCACACTGTTCCGCTCCTACAAAGAAATTGAGGGGCTTGGCGACTTTGCAAAGTATGCGACTGAAAAGATCAGTGAGCAGGGTGCCAATATCGCCGCTGCTGTTATTCCCGGTGTTGGCGTTGGCTCTCTCGCCGGTCGGGCTGCCGTAGCGCCCATCACTCGTAGGCTTGCTGCTGAAGCAGCAGAAAAAGGGTTGGCCAAAGAAGCCGCAGAGCAATACGTCAAACAAGGGTTGCGGACTGCTATTACTACGTCTCCAGAAGTTGGGACAGCAGTTGCTCGTGGGCAGTTAGCAGGAACGTACCTTGGGTCTTATGCGCTCAATGCTCCTGAAATATTTCAGAACATCTATGAAGAAACAGGGGGCGAGTTAGCGCCCGGAGCGGCTGCACTTTTTTCTTTGGGGTCGGCCGCACTTGATTCCATTCTCCCTGCCCAACTTTCAAAACAGGTTAGCGGCCCAATGCGGGCTGCGATTGTCGGCAAAGTGCTGGAGAAATCCGGCATGGACAAGGGCTTGGTGCGTCCGCTCACCACCGCATTTGTAAAAGGTGCTACTACCGAAGGCCTTACGGAAGGTGCACAGGAAGCCATCAGCATTGCTGCCGAAAAGTTTGTAGGCGATAACCCGTTGGTGTTTGGTAGCAAGGAATGGAACCGCATCATGGAGAGCGCCGTTGCTGGCGCAGTTGCAGGTGGCGCGTTCAGCACGGCGGGTAGAAGCGTAGAAAAACTGCGCGAGAGCGCCGAGCAGAAACGTCAAGAAGCAGCAAAGGCTGAAGCCGAAGGAAGGGCGCAAGAAGCAGAACAACTGCGGCAAGAAGCTGCACGTATTGAACAGGAAGCGGAAGCTGCCAGCGCCCAGATCGAAGCCGCGCAACGCCCCACTACAGAAGCAGAGCAAGAAGCCTACGGTGTTGGTGAAACAACTGGCCCATACAGCCCTGTTCAGCAGTTTGGCGCAATTACGCCGCAAGAATTTAAGAAGCAAGAAGCGCAGTTCAAGAAAGATCAGCAAGCACTTAAAGAGCGCCTTGCCGAGTACACGCCTGAATCGTTTGTCTCTGAGGAAGGCAAGCCGCTGGTCAAAAAAGGTGAGTTGGATCTTGCTGGCCTCGCCCAACAACCCAGTCCGATTGAGCAAACGCTCCAGAAAGCCGAGTCTCCGCTTGATCAACTTCAACAACGAGGCATGCGCAAGGGTGAGTTGGGCCTTGAGCAAATGCGGGATATCGGGTGGAACGAAGACTGGAATGCTCTCGTACCCAACATTGCAGAACTCAGACAGCCCGAATTTCGGAAGGCGCTTACCAGTGACGTAACCATCCCGGTTGAAACCCGACAAGGAATCATTGAGGCTGCAAAGAAGGCAACCCTGCCTGACGGCACGCCCATCGTTCCCAAGTCTGCCAAGTATTCATATCCAGACATCACTTCTACCAAGATTGATGACCTGCGCAAGATCTCCAAGGAAGTGTTTGGAGTTGGTGCGAGCGCCAGTTTTCTGCGGCAACCCCCCGGAAAGAATATTGGGGAAGGCGGTATCGCTGGTTTGGATCTGGCAAATCCCGAGCATGCTCCTCAAATTCGTGCTGTGCTTGAGGGACTTTTGGAGGGAAGCGAATACCGTAACCGCACTACCGTTGAAGGCGCGTCCGAAAAACTTGAACGGCTGCTTTCCAGACTCCCCAGTGCTGAAGGAGAACAACGTGTTACAGGAATTGACACAGAAGCAGGTGGAGCAGGCGTTGAAGCTCCTGTCGCTGGAGGAACCCCCGGAGGTGCTGCCGTACCCGCTGAACCGACTGAACGAGGTGGAGTGGGTGCTCCTGAAGTCACTCCTCGACGGATTGTTGGAGGAAAAGAAACGCAGCCGGGTGCACTAGTCGAGGAAGAAGTACCAGTTGAAGAGAAGATTGAAGACCTTCGCAGCCAGTTGAGCAGGCGCAAAAACCTCACGCCCGAAGAAATTAAAGCGCTTGAAGCTGAAGCGGCTGCGAGTGAAGCACCAGTAGAGCCTCTTTCAAGCAAGGAACAGAGAAAAGCCGCTAAAGAAGTTATAGGCGAGCACTACCTTGACCCGGATTCGCACCTGTACTTGCCAAAGTATCAAGGGCCGGAGTTTGACGCCACCCAGCGTGCGTTTGCAGAGCGCGGAGACATTAATGGGCTTCTGCGTAACTTACTCGACTCCACCAGAGATCCTGCCATCAAGCAGGTGCTACGCCGCCTGCGCTCTTTGAATCTCAAGACAAAACTGGTGATTGGCGACCCGACTGGGCCGTTGTCGCTTGAGAATCCTGCGTTCCGTGCGTGGTTTGGTGATAGCAAAGTTGTTGATGAGAATGGGAACCCGTTGCGGGTGTATCACGGTACCGACAAAGATTTTGTTTCTTTTGATGTAGCTCGCGCGGGGGAAAATACTGACTTTGGGATATATGGGCGTGGGATTTATTTTGCGGCGGACCCAAGCACTGCAAACGCGTATGCAGCAGATAACTCCGGGGCAAAAGTTCTTCCCGTATTCGTTGCTATAAAAAATCCGTACTATTGGCCCGAAGAAAAAAGAGTTGTTCGTAGTCGTTCTGAAGCTGAAGCTCTTTCCAGAGAATTAGAAGCTCAAGGATATGATGGAATAATTATTGCTTCGGGTAAAAAGATGGAAGTAGTCGCCTTCCGCCCTGAACAAATCAAATCCGCCATCGGCAATATTGGCACCTACGACCCAACCAACCCAGACATCCGATACGCAGCAAACAAATCCGGTTCCTACGATCCCGCTACCGACACCATCATGCTCGATCCCAAGGGCGGGATGAACGCGCACACCTTTATCCATGAGGTTATGCACGCTGCTGTCTCCAAAGTATTGGCTAACTCCAACCACCCGCTGACCAAGGACTTTGAAAAGTTCTTCTTGTCCATCAAGGACAGGATGGGCGGTGCGTACGGTGGCACAAATTTGCAGGAGTTTGCGGCTGAGTTGATAAGCAACCCATCATTCCAAGCGCTGCTCAAGACCATCAAGACACCGAAGAGCGAGAGCTTGTTCATGGCTTTCCTCCGCAAGATCGCGGAGTTCTTTGGGTTTGCGCGTGGGACAACTGCGTTCGATACCGGCCTCAAGTTCATTCACGACACCATCGATATCACCAACGGTATCGAAGCATCTTTGGGCGAGCGTATGTTCCTCGGGGATGGAGACATGTCGCTTGTTGCCAAGGCTGGCAACGCAATGCCCCCGCTTGTTGGACGCACCGTAGAATCCACTCGCAATCTCATATCCAAACTGACCGAGAGTGGCACGTTGCTTGAAGAAGCGCTTGGCGCTTTCCGGCTGGATAACCTCATCAAGATGTACGGCAAGGAACTGCCTTCCATTAGCACGTTGCAGGATGTGCTTGAAAAGCGAGCCGCACGCGAGGAACTCGATATCCGTGGAGTCAACAAGACTTACACCGATGCCGTTGCCGTGCAGCAGAAGTTTCCCGCACAAATGCGCAAGATGGACGAGCTTTCCATAGAAGCCAGCAAAAAAGAAGTTGATATCACCAAGCCGTTCAAAAAGAAACAGCTTTCTCCGAAGCGCTTGGAGCGCATGTCTCCGACTCAGCTAAACGTATTCAACTCTGCTGAAGCCAAGCGGGAGGACGAGCACCGGTTGCTGCGCGACCAGTACCTGAAGCTGCCACCCGAAGTGCGCAAGGTGTATGAAACCATTCGTCAGGAGTACGACGAAGCGTTCTACCGGTACCGGCAGTTGCTCGAAAAAGCAGCCGAAGGGAATGAGAGCCTGACTGCAACCCTGAAAGACGAGTTTGAGTTAAACCATCCGCTGACGGGGTACGTGCCATTCCTGCGTGGTAAAGGTGACTTTTGGCTTGAGTTTGTCAATCCGGAGAACGACGCTCCGGTAAGCATGGTGTTCGATACCGTGCGCGAACGCGACCAATTTATTGCGCAGAACCTGAAAGGTATTGACCACCGCAAGTTCCAACGCCTTGAGGACATCGCATATAGCGCTAATCGTGTGCCCCCTACCCACTTTATTTCAAAAGTTATTGCCGGATTGCAGAGCAAGGGGGCCAGCCAAGAGCACATCAACAGCGTATATCAAGCATACTTGGCTGCGTTCCCTGCGGAGTCAATTGCCAAGCAGTTCATGACCCGGCGTGGTGTCGAAGGGATGAACAAGGATCTCATCCAAGGCTATGGCGACCTCATGGTGCGTTGGACGCGCAAACTGAACAACTCGGAGTTTTTGCCGCAGATTGACCAAGCCCTCATCCAGCTTGCACAAGAAGCCAGTGAGCAGTCACCTTCGGTTGTGGCTGTGGCGAAAAGCATCCTGCGCCAGAAAGACTTCTTCCACAATCCGACTTATGGAAAGATCGTTCATGGTGCCACGGCTCTGAGCTACTACGAGTTCATGGCTGGAAACATCTCGTCAGGCATTATCAACCTGACTTCGCTGCCGTTGATGGTGTTTCCGATACTGTCGGGACGGTTTGGATTACAGGCACCGGGTGCTCTCATCTCTGCCATGCGGGAAGCCGCTCCGGGTAATGACTGGGCAAGCAATCCCAAGTACGCTGCGCTTTATTCTGCGTTGATGGAACACGGGCAGCTTGAGCACACGGTAGCCCGTGAAGTACTGGAAGGTCGGCGCAAAACCACGGGTGAATTCAACAGTTTTGGCGCAAAGGTAATGGAGTTGGTGTCCATTCCGTTCACCGTGAGCGAGAAGTTCAACCGTGCTTCCACGGCAATCGCTGCCTACAACCTTGAGTATGAGCGCACCAAAGACAAGGAAGCGGCAATCAAGTACGCACTAGATACCGTCCGCACTGCGCATACGTCGGGTATGGCTGTTACGGGTTCGCGGTGGTTTCAGACTCCGATTGGGCGTATCTTCGGGACGTTCAAAGCAATTATTTGGCAACACGCGTTTGTGATTGCACGTGCATTCTATGAAGCGGCGGCAGGCAAAGATGCTGACGTAAGAAACGCCGCACGTAAACAGTTGGTGGCTATGTATGGAATGGCAACGGCGTTTGTTGGTGTCAAGGGAATGCCGTTCTACGGGGCTACATCGCTAATCATAGAAATGATTGCTAGTTTGTTTGGTGATGATGAGAAACCCTTTAACCTTGATGATATTTTGCGCGAAAACCTCCCAATGTGGTTGTACAAGGGGTTTGCCAACTACTTGTTGAACGCGGAGATCTCAAGCCGTGCGGCACTTGCGTCCGACATAATTTTCCGTGATGACCCGCGCGGGATAGCCGAAAACGGGTATTTTCTTTCTGCAATGCAGCAAGCTGCTGGCCCCCTTGGGTCAATTGGTATCAATACAGAACGGTCTATCAAGTACTTCAAAAATGGGGAAATACAGCGTGGTTTGGAAGCCATCCTGCCAAGCGCGTTGCGTAACCCGCTGAAGGCTTGGAGGTACTCGCAAGAAGGTGTGGTAACACGCGACGGCTTGCCAATCATGGAAGATATCAACGCTTATAACGTCGCTATGCAGGTGGTTGGATTTGCACCGGCAGATTTGTCAAACCGTTATGAGATGCTTTCTTCGGGTAGACAATACCAGCGAGAGACGCAAGAACGTAGGCAAGGGGCGCTGCGGTTGTTTGAGATGGCAGTCAAATCAGGAAGTGTGGCTACGTATTATGAAGCCATGGACCGCATCCAAAAATTCAACGATGCGCATCCGGAGTTTGCCATCACTGAAGAGAGTCTTCAGCGTTCTGATCGGGCCACCAAGGCAGCAGAAAAGAACACTATCTACGGGGTTCGATTCAATAAAAACCTGATACCGGAACTTCGTAGGGAAATATTCGGAGACGAGGAATAAAAAAAGCCCCGGTGTTTAACCGGGGCTAATCAACTCAATTGGAGAATGCGGAGGGACTGTAGCATCGACCCGCCATACTCGCAATCCCAATATGTTGTGCTCCACCACCTGTTTGGTAAGCACGGGTATCTTCAGCCGTTTTGCCTCTGCCAGCACGTACTTCTCCACGGCACGGCGCTCAACGCATGGTATGAAGAAAGAGGTGCCGGGGTGGAACTTATTCCACTGGATCAGGAGGGGGATCCCCATTATCTTCATCGGGCTTTAGCAGTACTGGATCTTTGAAGAACCCTAATTTCTTGGTATCAAAACACAGGGCATTGACGGGGGCTTGAGCGTTGGCAACGGTGCCAGTTGTCATGCGTTTCTTCTTGACCCCAAGTAGCGACCCGTTCTTTCGGTAGGGGGCAATCGTCTCCTCGTAGTTTGCCATCACCTTGGCGCAGTCCTCGCGGAACGCCCGAGCCACAATAAACAGCATCTTGGTGTCAGGCTCATACCGAATGGTCAGCGCTCCACGGGGTTCACGGATGGGGGCATGCTCCAGTCCCGTGCGGTTATCCCTGTCGCCGTTGATGACGAGAATCTCGTGGAAGTGTCGTTGCAGGAACGCGCCAAGGAATTCATCCGTATCAAAGGCGTACTCACTAGAGCGCCCACGGGCTTCCTCGATCAATGAGACTGCATAGTTGAACACGGGTTTGATGGGGATGTCATGCAGTCCCCAGTGCTTGGCAAGGGTGCCTCCTGCGATTGACAGCGAAGCCATGCCTGCCCAAAAGCGCTCGGCATTCTTTACCTTTGCCACCTGATCCATGCGCAACTGCGTGTCTGCCAACACCTTCTGAATGTCGGGCAGTTGAGTCACCATGTTCTGCGCCAGTATGTCCACGGCATGCCCGTAGTTATGGAACAGTCGCTCAAAGTGCAAGCGTGACCACGTGGCATCTTCTTCCCCGGTGGCTTTCATGGGGATCTCAAGAATCCGCTTCAACTCACCATCAGGATAATTCTTGAGCGATAGCAGTACGTCAGTGATGTAGCGGTTGGATGAAGTAACCATACCAGTCTGCCACTTGGCGTGGTTCAAGCGCTCTGCGTTCTCATGCTGCCGCATGCGGTTCTTGCCACGACCCGAACTTACGTCATAAACAAGTTGTGACAAGTGCTCGGGAGGCATGTTGGTTATCTCATCCATAGTCACGCACAGGTTCTGCATAGTGCCAAGTCGCTGCATACAGGCGTTGAGCGTGTCTTTACGGGTGAGCATTAACTCTTTGGGACGCCCGTAGATGCTGTTGATGGCTTGTAGAACGGTGGTCTTGCCTGATCCTGATTCCCGACTGACGAGGTTGAGAAGGAACCCATCAAGCACGGTGAACTTCATCAGTAGACTGCCAAACCCAAGGAAGAAAGCAAACGCCTTGCGCTCCATGCCGGGGTTGGCGTAGATGTTGATGACATCTTTCCATACTTGGAAGTCACCCTTTGGCTTGAATAGCGGTATGTGCGGCATGGTGGGCGCAGCCGGAGGGTTGAATCCGATCTTGTCTGCCCGAATCTCTCGATCTCCGACAATGATGGCATCGTTGTTCTCTGTCCAACCAAACTGTTTGTGTGCGTTCTCGGCAATCATTCTCATCTGTAATTCTTCCACCCATCGGGCAATGTATTGCATAAGTTTTTCCTGTTTCTTCCCAAGCACCGTTATGCCATGAGAGGCAACAGTGCCCACAAACTTCTCCTTGGACATAGCGTCCTTCAGGGACATGATGAAGTCCCGCACACCATCTTGGGGTAAGTGCAGACGGAGTTGAATTGTCTCGCCCAAGTCAGGGTCTTTCATGCGCTTGACCACGTAAAAGTCGTACGCATAGATCAACTCATCAGCCGGTTCGTCTTTGTCCTCGCCTTCCTTGTTGTGTCTGAAAATGCCGCCGTTTTTGCCACGGAAGAATGGAAACGGATACTTGGGGATGTGGTAGACGGTTTCTTCTTTCACATCTCCGTTGATGATTTGCAGACCCGTAACGATGTTGTCTGCTTCGGTAGCCTCGACGATCTCCTTGCCAATCTGAATCGGGGAAGTGATCCTCTGCTTGCACCCTTCGCAGCCACTCGGGTTCAGCTTCTTGAACGTATCGCAGGTGTACGGTCCTTTGGTTTCTCGTGCTTTCTTGTCTGTAGTCTCAGCGTTGTACTCCGGATGCTGCTTTGATATCGCGTGAATGCCCTTGTCCCGGTCAACACAATGCTGCGCAATCGACAACCCGGCTCTCCACAGTGGCTCCTCAATAGTGGCTTGGTTGTCGTAGATGTGGGCAATCTGTGCGCAACCTTTGCCCTCCACAGACTTGATGAGGATTGTCTTAAACTTTGACTCGGTGGCCCCCATCAACGCCGCAGTCACGGCATCCATCGGACGCTTGAAGTCCTTGCGGTCTAGTGCCGAGAGAATGTCCTGCGTGGGTTCCAACAACTGCTTCATCCGCTCGTTGGGCACAAGCGGCGCGAAATACAGGATCTCTACAGGGATCGGGTTAGTCGGGTCTTTGACATGATCAGACCCCACCATGCGCAAGACACGCGCTGCATCGGCCGGTACTGCGTAGTCAATCTCAAACTTGTGCTCGGTGCACAGGTTCTTCAGGCGCTCGGCGTATGGCTTCCAGTCCTGACGGAGCATCTGCTCCTCAAGAATCCAGTACACGTGTGCCCCGCGCCCTGATCGAACGATGGTGGGCTTGGGTAAGCCAGTTGCCTTGCAGAAGTTCTTGAGCGCAACGAGTCCATCATCCAACGTGGGGTACGGTTTGCCTTCACCGCAATCAAGGTCGATGAAGAAAGACTTGAGAGCAAGCGCGTTGGTTGCATAGCGTCCGCTCTCTTTGGGGCCAAACTTCGCCAAGGCGAAGAAAGAATTGAAACCAGCGCTTTGTAGTTCGTTTGATTGCGCACTAAGTTGTTCTACAGATGTTGCGAACCGCTGCCGGACCTTGTCCTTTGTATTCCCCCAGTTGCAGTAATGCTCACCCTCCGACAAGGGTGGAAGCACCGCTGAGAGAAACTGCTCCCGTGTTGTCATTAGCCGCCTTTGGAATAGCCGTCAAAAGATGAGTAGGGCAGGGATGTGACGGCGCATCCTTTTCGGGTGCGACCCTAGCCCCCCTCAAACCGTTACGACAACTTCTCAATCAACTTATTCATCCTGTCAAGATGTTTGTCAGCCACGTGTCGTTCACCACGGAACCATGCATATACTGACATGCGGCTGACTTTGAAGTAATTGGCGATATCAATAACAGGAATGTCGTTCTTGATGCATGCCTTCGCCAACTGAACCCCGATGAGATTCGGATTGGCGTTCTTGACGCTTTGTATAAAGAGTGTGGAATATCCCTTTGCCATCACTCATCGTCCCAGTCAGACAGCACCTTGGACAGATCTTTTTTGTCCGCAACAGGCTCTTCCTTCTTGCTGCTGCGCTTTACTGGTTCTTCGATCTGCACCTCGGGTTCAGCCTTCTTTTCTTCCTTGGGTGCTGCCAGTTTGGGAGCCTTCGCACCGTCTGCCTCGGCAACCGTCATCGTAATGGCGCGTCTCGCGGTGTCTGTCCTGCCTTGCTCGATGGCAACCGCATGCTCCTGCGCATCCAAAACACGCAACGGTTTGAACGTGATCTTGGGCGTGGCGCTGTCGGTGTCAAACCGCATCTCGGTAACGACCGCCGTGATGGGGATACCTTTGCTGCCAATCATCTTGGCATAAGTTTGCAGGGGCCACTTGCCGGGGGAACCTTCGCCAAAGATCGACGCAGCAGGAAGCGTCAACTGGAAAACATCTCCCTTTACGTCGTTAGCGAGGACGACTGCCAGACGCTGACTAAAGCGGCAAGCGCGGCTGTCGCCTTGACCTGATCCTTTGACGTTTTGGGGGCAGTCCACGCAGCGTTTGGCTTGCGGATTGGCCGACTTGGAATCAGGCACTTCGCCATCAGCAGACCAACAATCCGGTATGGTGACATCACCACCCTCTGTGTACTGCTTGAGGTAGAAGCTGCGAGACACTTTGGCAGCGGCGTTGACGATCACCACATTCATGGTGCGCTCTTCGTTCTTGGCAATCTCTTTGCCGTTGACCATCATGCGCCACACACCGCCACGGATGGAGATGCGCTTCATGCCCCCACCGCCGCCACCCATCAGCGACTTGGTTACATCGTCGATTTCCAGTTCCTTGAGATAGGAAGGAAGCCCTGTGTCCAACACTGCAAGTTCGTTGCTCATTGTTGCTCCTTATCGTTTGATGATGGTTACGGTTTGGTTTACTTCAGCATTCAAGCCGGGGGGAAGCAAGTGCGGGTTCTCCTCAAGAAACTGCGACATGTTTGTGTTGTTGATACGCTGATGCATGAGTGAGAAAGCGTCATTCTCCTTGATGAATTTGTAGAAAGAATCCCAGTCAGAAGTCCAAAAGTTCTTGCTGACCCTGCGGGAGACAGTGCCGTATTGAGTACGGATGGTGGATGCACCTTGCTCTTTGCAGATTGCAAGCAGTTCGTTCGCCACAAGATCCAACTGTTCTTTTAGTTCTTCGTCTTGCTTCGCCAATTCACGGCGCTTGTCGCGGATCTTGGTGTATACCCGTGCCAGTTTTTCGGCTGTCGGTTTGTCGCTCATTCGCACTCTCCTTTTGTCAGATTGAATTAAGTATGGGGGCTGTGTATTACACTGTCAAGTCCTCTTCGATTTCATTTTTGTAAAGTTCAACGAGTCGGTTGTGGATATCCATCTTCTCTGACAACATCTTATATATACGCTTCTCGACAGGGCTGCCTTCAATGTGCACAACAGTGCATGGGTTACGTTGACCAGCGCGATGCACACGAGCGTTCGCCTGTAGATAAGTTTCCGTAGATGTGATCGGTCCCCACCACACCACCACGTTGGCAGCGTGGAGAGTTACCCCGTGCGCGGCAGCTTGGGGCTGAATGACGAGAACGTGTGGTGATGCTGTGGTTTGGAACGAATTAAAAATATCTGTACGTTTGTTGACTGGCACCCCGCCGTGAATCATTTCACATTCAATTTTGTTTACACGAAGCTCTGAAGTGATGATCTCGATGGCATGTCTGAACGGGGCAAATACAATAACTTTGTGGCTTGCTTCCTCGATGACCTCAAGTAGCGCACTCATCCTGTTCTTGGCGTCGAACGCCACAGTCTCACCAGTATCCGAGTAGACCGCGCCACACGACAATTGAAGTAATTTATTAAGATTGGCAGCAGCATTGATTGTTGTAATCTCCTCCCCGGCTGCGTGCGTCGCCATGTTCTTGCGAAGTATTTCGTAATACTTCTGTTGCTGTGGAGTCAGGGGGACTTCCCGCGTCGTGTACGTCATCTCCGGTAGGTCAAGGCATTCTTCTTTGGTGAACCGGATCGCGGGTTGCAGGGCTTCGTGAACCGTACGCTCGGCTGACTTCTTTGGTATCCACTTGAACTGTGTGATCTTGCTCATCACCTGATCACGGAATGACCCAAAAAACTTTGGTACGCCGTTGGGGTTGACGATCTTTGCCAGTCCGTACGCATCAACAGGTGACTGGGCAGCGGGTGTTCCTGTCAGCATCCATACCCAAGTCTCGGGCTTGATCAGTGAATTCAACACTTTCCAACGTCTCGTGCTGACATTTTTGTAGGCGTTGGCTTCGTCTACCACGATTAAATCGAACGCTGCTTCTTTTACGGCGTCCGCAATGATTCCCAAACCGTCGTAGTTGATGATCACGTATTCAGCTTCGGACTGCACTGCGTCAATACGCTTGTCTCGTGAATAACTGTGGGCGATAGCCACCGTGCGGTGCATGGCAAACTTGAACAGGTCTGCTTCCCATGCGGATGACATGATTGACAGGGGGCAGATGACGAGCACCCTGCGTATAGCGCCGATCTTCATCAAGTAGTCGGACGCCCATATCACGCTTGAAGTCTTGCCCGTGCCCTGCTCGTTGAAGCAGAACGCACGGCGGTGCATGGTGAGGAAGGCAGATGTGGTGCGTTGGTGGGCGAACGGCCTGTACAGTCCGGGCCAATCGTAATGCGCCTCGATGGGGGAGGGCACGTTCTTCATGCGCATGTTCTTGAGGACTTGTACTTCTTCCAGTCCCCACTTCACCAACACTTCGTGTTCGCTGATCTGCTTTGACTTCGGGATCACCGCAGTGATACGGCTTGGCTCACGTACCTTCAGCAGCAGCGCTTTGTTTTCTATTATCTGCACACACTCTCCAATGGTAAAACACCCAAAAGTGGTCTTTTGAGTTGAAAATTCTTGGCTACTTACGGTAGCCACTCGGTCTGCTCACGCTCCTAAATAACGCGCAGACTGGTGTGGTTCTTGGGAGAGTGACTTTGGGTCACGATGCGTTTCATACACTCACACCTGAATCCGAAACGCACTTCCAACGAGACTACAATTTACCGCCGAGGCTGCACCGTGTCAACCCCGTTTGCGTTCTTTTTTGCTGACCTCGGACACAAGGTTGCCTTTGCTGTCACGCTTGAACGAACGGTTGGCTGACCGAGACTGCACCTTCAACCCGTCACCGTTCGTGCCGCCCTTGTCGAGTGCTTTCACGTGGGCAACGTCCATGCCATCACCCTTGCGGACCTTGCCCTCTTTCATCAGCTTGTACCGCGCACGGTTACGTGCCATGCGCTTCTTGACCTGTTCGGGAGTCCCTTGATACCGCTCGTACTCCTGCGCGTAGTTACGCTTTGCCATTTAATTTCTCCCTTCGTGCAATTTCTCTTTGGATGTACCAAGCCGCCTTACGCAGATCTTCGATAGCATCGTTTTTAAGATCGGCTCTCCAAATATATTTTACAGCGTTTCCAAGGCAGAAGTTCATATGTTCTGTAATGTCCACACATTCCACCCCGCTAGGATGGTTCGTATAGTGCTTGGGGCGTTCAACCGCGTCGTGGATTACATCCCTCAAGGTCTGCTCTTTCATGCTGACTTTTCCTCATCCTTCAAGAAAGTATCGAGCGCCTTGATCGCCGCTTGCACCTTGGCTTCGTCATAGACCTGATTCGGTCCCGACCATCCATCCCCTTCAAGGCGGCAAGTCAAAAGCGCATCAAGAGCAATCTGCATCGCATCCGCTCGGGTCATTTACTTACCCCTCTTTGGTTCCCAATGAGTACAGTCGGTAACAGGACACCACCCCTTGCATGTGAAGTTTGGGCGTGGGTTCCATACATCCAGTTCCAACGCCTTCTCCAACCGCTCGGTGTCTTCAAACCATGGACGCCACATCACAAACTCATCGCGTGCATGGAAGTCGGCTTTTACAAAATCATTTGCCACAACAAACAGAAGTCCTGCTTTTACTTTCTGCACTTGTGGGAAGTGCTTGAACACCGACAGCGCCATCAACTCCAACTGCTTCACATCTGCATACTTGGATGACTTGCCCGTTTTGTAGTCCACGATCCAAGCGCGGTCAGGCTGAAGCACAATTAGATCCGCGATACCCCGCCACCACACGTTCTGATCCAAGAATTTGCACGGCTCCAACTGGTATGTCAACCCCATGCGAAACTCGCACAGCTTTTCCCCCTCCTTCTCCTTCAGCGTCTGCAATGGACGCTGCATGAATTCAAACTCTTTGGGGATCGGGGTGTCGTTCTTGATGTATTCCTCCGCAGCCTTGTGCGCACGGTTTCCATAGATGATGGCATCCGATAGCGGTTCGGTTATGTCCTTCTTAACTTTGAGTCGGTAATACTTGTGCGGACACTGCTTGAACAGGTCAAGAGACGAGTAAGACCATGTGTAACTAGGCTTTGCGCTCATATTTTTTTCTCGGCTTGATGGCAGCGATACCCTCTTTGTCGGGCGTGATAGCCCGTGCGGTCATCATGGCATCTGCCATTTCATAAGCCCGTACCGAAACAAATTCATCGTCAGGTAAATTTTTTCCTATCAACCCCAACATGGCAAACATCGCCATGAAGTCACGTAGGTATTCCTCGTCTTTGCTCATGTTGCTCCTTTTCGTGAAGGATTGCGGTACGTGCGAGTCTTGCTTCAACGATTGCGTGAGTCGCTTGTATTAGTGCCTCGTTGTAATCCCGTGCCAACATCGCGTCGTGCAGCTTCTTCAGTGCTCGTTCCGCTTTCATGCACGGCATTGCGTAGTCGATGATGTCGCTCATTCATATCCTCAAATAAATGTTCAATTTCTTTTTGATACCGCACAAGTAACGGCAATCCGTGAAAGATTTGCCCCGTCAGTTCGATGGCTTTTTCGTGAGCCAAGTCTGTTTCCCATATGTCCGACAATATCTGCTTTTTACCCGCAGCTACCAATTCATATGCCCGACTAGTGCTTACGCGAAAAAACTTACCGATCTCTTCGTATGTATAACTTTGCCGTCGTAGATAAAGAGCAAAGCGCCGTCTAATTTTTGTCTCGTTTCTTTTAGCACTCTCCATAACTCTTCCCCATTCCCGATTCACAATTCAAAGGTAACGTCTGCGCCCAATCGGGACGCCAACGCATGCACTCCTCAACGTACGCCCGAGCCTCGTCGGCTTCTTCTTCGGGTGCAACACAGCACACAGCGTCGTGTACTGTCAAGACCACCTGATACTTATTGCCGATTTTCAGCATCTGTTCGGCAATCACGCACCGTGCCAAGGCTTGGCAGATGTTCTCGGTCAGCTTGCCACCATAGATCTTGACCGCGCCTCGCCGTGTGTCATAAACATATTCCTCGTTGCCTTCAGGGGTAGTAGTTGTACGTACACCTTCATACCGCTGCCATAAACCACTTGGTAGGAGAAACCCCTGTCTACGGGCGTCAAACTTTACGGCATCAACAACCCCGTAGTCAGCCGCATTGTTCGTGACCATTGCCTCGATGCACCGCTGTCCTTGTTTCCACAACGCGGGGATGTGCTTGTACGTACCCCGATAGACGCTGATGATGCGTTGGGCTTCCTGCTCTTCTATGTCCACACCGAATGTCTTTAACTGCGCCTGAAACTTCTTGGCGCCCATGCCGTACCCCGCGCCAAGAATCGTAGTCTTGCCGACGAACCGTTCTTCCTTGGTTACTTCTTCGGCGGGTTTGTTGTAGATGGCAGAGGCCATGATCTTATAAACATCTTCACCCTTGGCGAACGCTTCAACCAAGTCATCCTGCCCCGCCAACCACGCCACCGTCCGCGCTTCGATCTGACTGGAGTCGCAATCGATGACCACGTAGCCCTCGGGGGCTTGAATGGCTTTCTTCAACTTACCGGCGTTCTGCCCACGGCTCGGAAGATTCTGAAGATTGATCTTGTCATCACCGCCCCACCGCCCAGTATGGGCTGCGTAGTATTTAATAGGTACCGGCAAAGGACCACGTTCGGAGATTTGTATAAACCTCTCTGTACGTGTTTCCTCAAGAGTGGTCTTGGTCCCCAACCGAGCACCGACCAAGGTCTGTATCTTCGGATCAGGATGCTCAAGCAACGCCTTGAAGTTCTCATCGGTTTTGGCGAATGCCCATGCTTCCTTGCCAGTACGGGCAGAGATCTTCTTGGGTGGGTCTACGCCGAGCTTGAGAAGAAGTTCTGCAAACTTGTCGTTAGACATGAGGATGTCTCGGTCGGTGGCCGCAGCCTCAAGCAACTTTGCCTTGTTTGTTTTTACGTTCTCCAAGTGCTGCTTCAAGAGCGCCGTGTCCAACACCAACTTCGGCTCGATGAACATGCGCAGGGTGCAGTCTATGACCTTGAGTTCCTTGGAGGGAAACCCGTCAAGAAACTTATTAAACAAACTAAAGGTAAGACCAACATCATTGATGCAATAGTTACCGTAAGCAGCAAGGCTTTCAGAATCAAAATCAGTACGCCGTTTGCCAATCGCACTAATAACTTCATCCCCTTTGACTCCTATGTTGTAGCGTTCGGCAAGTGCCTTGAGACTACCGCCCGCATCCACCCCATGTATCGCCCGCGCCATGCACAGCGTATCGAGCCACGCCTTCGGCTTGATGCCAAACTTCCATGACAGGATTGCCCCATCGAATTGGGTGTTGTGCGCAAGAACAAACGAGTTCGCCCAGTCAAACTGCCGCAGCCACGCAGCAACTTCTTGGTGTGTTCCGCTAAACCACTGCGGTTCATTCTTGTCCTCGGCTATGGCTACGCCAATAACCTCAAACAAATCGTGGCGTACGTATTCTTCTGTGGTTAGCTTCGAGAGGCTGAAAGCCTTGTCGTAATAAGTTTCAAAGTCAATCGTCAGTATCGCCATCACATTCTCGGTTTTTTCTTTCTAGTTCTTCTCGTAGGGATTCAATCAGTCTGCGCTTATTCACCACCGGCAACTTGGTGATGTTGTTTTTTGGAACGGGGACTACCCTTCTTATTACCTTCGGCTTTTGATCAGGCTTTGGCTTGGTTGACAGTCTTGTTGTCTGCGCTGTCTCGACAAATGTCTCGTGGGTTGAGAACCGATGATCGCACTTCATGCACCTACGCCGACGCCAAACAAACGTATCAAACTTCTGCGTCTCAATAACTTCTGTGGCGTAACTACACTTCATGCATTTCATCTGTTCTTTTTCCGGCTTTCGTTTGCCATCCGATCTTTGATGCGCCGCTTGCGCTTGGTCAGTTGCTCTTCACGTGGGGTAAGTCGGCGCGTTCTTGGCGTGAACTTGTTCATTCGATTTCCCCCAACTTACGTAGGAAGGTTACAAATTCTTCGCCCGGTTCGACGCTTTTGAACCGCATGTTTTTGGGGTGCTCTTTTTTGATGAGGAACCCCGCTTTGCATAGTTTTTTGAGGTGGTTATGGATTGTAACGTGTGACGCAAACTTCTGCTCCACAATCTTCATGACAGTAGTTGTGTTGTTATCGGCGCAAAAGACCTCGTTAAGAATAAAGATGTCGGTAGTGTTAAGGTTGTTCACCCGAGCCAGTTGCATGGCAAGCATGAGGTTTTGGAACTTCATTGTTTTCTCCGTTGGGAAAAGTATATGGCATTACCGACTTGGTGTCGGGGATAAATGAGATTCTCGTTCGTCAGGTGGAGGAGGTAACGGGATGCCTGACGCTTGCTCACGCGCAAGTAAGCCGCAACGTCTGATGCGCAAGCAGAGAAACGACTCCGAACAAATCGTAATGTCCGAAGCCGCTTCCCATCGCTTGGCCTAGCACGGGGCTTTAGAAGAGAAGGTTGTTTCGTACTGCGTTCGTGAGCCAAGGTATTTCTTTCTCTGTGATGACCAAGGCTGTACCACCGCTTTCTCTGATCTCTCGGAGGTTCTTCTCTTGCAGCGGTGTGGTGGTGTTGTCCCCGGCTTTACACTCGATGCCGATGAACCGTCCCTTCCAACACGCCACAATGTCAGGAACCCCCGAGCGACCATAGCCACCCGTGACTGGGTAGAAGTAGTACGCGCCACACTCTTTCAGTATGGCAACGACCTTCTTCTTAACCTTTGCCTCGGGCGTCATCGCTGCGCGTAGCGTACTGGATGGAGGTGATCAACTTGTGCTCCAAGTAGCGGATGATGGCAAGCGCATCCTCATACTTCTTGTTGGCTTCATCCCTAGCGGTGGCCAAGTCAACCGTCTGATCCACCAAGTAGGAGATGGTTTGCACATCGTTCTCACGCGCCGGATCAAGTTTCACCTTCCCCGGTTTATTAAACGTATTTAATAGTTTGTACTTGCGCGTCTTGGTATTGTGCTTCAGCAAGCCCTGCTTCTTCATCTTGGACAGAGTAACCCAAATGTTTTTGTCCTTGATTTTCGTGTCCTCCATGAGTTGCTTGGGGGAGAACCCTTCAGGGTGGTTCTTTGCGTAGTTGGTGATCTTCTGTATTTTGGTGAGTTTCACTGCTCTGCTCCTTGAGTTGAGTTGGATATCTTTGTTAGTTGCTTATGTTCTTTGTGGTTCAGGTACACGTAGATCATATGGTCTGTAAATTTTCTGCCGAGAATTTCTCCTTGTCCTGTTTTGTTGACATCACACAACCGCAACAACGCTACACGCTCACGCACCCAGTCAGGCACCAACCGTCCGTCCAGTACCTCTGTGGTCAGCATCTTGTTGTCGAGCACGTTGATGTAGTCGATGTCCCCGTTGTCCCACACATGCGCAATGACTACGTACCGTAAGTTATTTGATTGAAGCATAGTTACAGTTAGTCCAACCCTTTCAATATATGGAAGCATGAGGCATGCGTCAAGTGGAGGGCGTGAATTTTTCCCTGTCCACCTGAACCCAGTAGCCTTTCTGCGGATCGCGCTTGCCGACCTCGGGAACGTACTTGTCCTCTTCGCACAGATTCAACAGAGCAATTTGTTGCCGTATGACATCAGGCACGGACTCCATGTTCTCGTAAGTCCATGACAGGTTTGCCATGCCCGAATTCATCCTGCCATCCGCGATAACACTAACGATCCCATCAGGTTGTTGGTACACGTAAAGAACAAACGTGTTTTCAGATGACGCGGCTTTCTCCCTGCGTATCGCTTCCAGTTGCAATTCTCGCCCGTGTACGCTGATTTTCTTGAATATGTCTGACTTGAACTGAACACCCACAGAGGCGAGATACAGCACTTCGTTGAGCACATCTTCACGACGCACTTGCGAGACAAGGCTGTTTATTTCGCCTACGGGTTCACGCGCCCACGAATTCATTTCCATATAGATACTTTCGCTACGCCGTGCAAGTTCTTTCGGCTCCAAGGACGTAGCAATATCTTTCAGTTGCCTCAAGGCTTTCTTCGCATCGGAGGTTTGGCGAGTGTTGTATCCGGGTGAGAAATTATTGAACTTCTCATTCTTGATGCGTTTGCTATACAGGTGATATTCATCCTTGCCATCGTCGTTCTTTGAAAGATTAATGATTGCAATCGCCTCTTCCTTCGTCCACTCGTTGAATGGTAGGCGGCTATCCACGAGCCACGCCTCACTCGCCATACGATACTTGACGTTGATCGGATACCGGCTCACGTGCCCGACACTCAATGCGTTGAGCATCGTCACCAAACTAATTTCAGGCACGACACTCGCGTTCGGTTTCTCAAAAACTAGCATGTCACTCTCCCAATTTATTAAAAGGGTTTAATAACTCTCAAAACATTTCCAAGATCTTGTCCACCTTGGCCTTGGTGTCACGGCGCAGATCATCGCTGTTACGCAGCGCATCCGCAGACTTGCCGTTGATGGTGCGCTCCAACTCCTGACGGGCTTGCTCCAACTTGGGATCGTTAGCCACGTTAAGTTTGGTCAGCAGCGCACACAACTCGTTGGCGTTGTCGATGAGGGAATCGCGGAAAATCTTCGTGTGATTCGCCCCATACTTCGTTTCACGTGGAACTTCTGCGTCAGCCAACTTCTCGCTCATATGCTTGACGCACTCATGCAGCCTGTCCCATGCGTCTTTCGTGGCGGAAGCCAAGCGCTCTTCGTAAAACTTCTCGTACTGTGATTGCAACTCCTTCTTGCTTGCCTCGCTCACATCTACGCGGAAGTCACCCACCTCGGGCACGGGCATGAACACGTAGCGGAACCGAAACTTGTCACGCAACTTCTCCACATCAGGGTACTCACCCGCATCGAACAAGTCACCCAACTGGAACGCAGCCGCAGAGACAAGCGTCGGGTAGTCAGCAAGAAACTTCTGCACAAGGTCATCGAACTGCTTCTCAAAGTTACCGAGCATGGCCTTGTAGTCAAAGAAGTTTTTCATGGGTAACAGACGCGCACCGCTATCAGCCCACGGCAACGTCTGATTGTAGTGCCACATGCGCACACCACCCACCAACTTCTGAATGTTCTCCAACTGCAACGCACCGGCAAGCAGATGCTTGTGGTAGTTACCGCCACGTACCTTGGTGTTCTTCGCGGCGTCGATCTCGTCGGACACCTTCTTGTCCATCTTGCGACCCGTCCACACCGACACGTTCACATCGACCAATACAGAACTATTCTGAATCATGATTGCACTCTCCTTGGTTGGTTGCGTTAAGTAGTTTTGAAATTGCGTGTGCTTCTTCGTAACTCATGGTGCCGTACTCCTGCATATAACTCCACTCACTCATCCCACTCCAATTGAAAGCCCGAGCAGGCATGAAAAAGTCACCCACCTGACAAATACCCCACGCATGCTTCACGACACATGCACCGTCTTGCCAACACTCGACGAGATACCCTTCGTCGTGATACCCCACAACGTCGGACACTCCCACCCCTTACCCCAGTCATCACCCACATACCCGTCGGTCAGGATCACCGCACACTCGGGCTTGAGTCGCTTCGCCTTCATGTAGTTCACGATGCATTGCGGCGCAGTCCCGCCACCGCCTCGCGGCTTTGTCGTGCTCAACAGGTTCTCCAACTGGTCACGCTCGTACTTCTCGTGCTGACACACTTGCGTATCCCAATACAGCAGGTCGATACCCTCCGGCGTCACCGTCTTGCAGATCTCACGCAACTCGGACAGGAACGCACCGATCTCCTCCTGCCCGATAGACCCGGACATATCGATAGCCACCGTCATGCGACCAACTGACTCACCGATGCTGCTCGGCATGTAAACATCTTGTCCGATCCACCTACGGGATGGTCTGCGCCACGTGCTCGTATCGCGCTCCTGACAGAAGGAAGTCACGAACTCACGCAGCGCCTCGCGCCAGTCCACCTTCGCCTCGGTCAACTCACCGATCTCACGTGGCACATCGGCAGACATCTTTCCTGCGAGGATCGCACCCTGACGCAGCGCCTGATCGATGTCCTTCGCAAGCGTCTCCTTCTCTTCCTGCGTCATCTCCTCCGCGCCTTCCCAGTCGTGCTCGTCGAACCCATCACCAACGCTGTCACCCTTGACAACTGGAATGTCCTTGCCGACCTGATCCCCCACAGTCTTGACGCGGATCGACCCCGACCCACCCGCACCGCTCGGGCCGATACCCTCGGCTTGCTTCTTCAACCTACGAAACACCTCACCCGCATCGAGCCCACGGTAATCAAAGTCGAGCAGCGCACAGTCAGGCAACTTCACCTCCAAACCTTGCGGGTCAGAGTCGTGGATCAGGATGTTGATCACGTAGTCGCATGCCATGTTCGCCAACATGGGCCAGTCCTTGTATAGATGCTTCCACAAAGTTGTATGCCGGAACGCCTTGTGCAGATTCTCATGCAAGATCACGGCACGGGCTTCCTTCACCGACAACTTGCTCATGAACTTGCGCCCATAGAACGTGTCGCGCCCGTTGGTACACGCAGTCGGAACGTCATCACACACTTCGGTCTTGCCAACCATGATGATCCCCGAGTACAGGCAATACTTCGGGTTCTTCATCAGCCACACGTGCTCCTTCTGAACCATCTGCTCAACAGTCAACTTACCCATGTCACTCTCCTTTATTAAACATGTTTAATTACATGCTCCATTCGTTTCGCCACGCGCTACCGAACGGGGGCCACACCATCACTTGATGGCACACATACTTGTACTCCCGTGCGTTACGTGCCTGACGATCCGACATCGACTCGCGCAACTCCTTGAACTTCGGCTCACGCATACGGATACCCCTACGCACGTACTTCCTGTACTTCGTCTTGCTCCCCTTCAGGTTAAGCATTGGTACGTACATGTCACTCTCCTATTAAAACAACCATTGGTTAGCAATCGCCCAGTCCTTGAACTCCTTGTTGCTGATACAGAACGGCTGTTTCAGCGTGGACTTCATCACGCTAGTGGCGAACAGGGCTTGCCACTCCTTGTCCATGCGCTTGAGATAGTCCATCCACTTGCCGAGCGTCTCCTTCTCAACCCGAGTGATCGCGCTGAACACAAGGATGCACCGTGCCACCGCATCGTCAGGAAGTTTAGCCGTGTCGGGTGTCTTGGTAATCTGCTCCCACGTGGGCAACTTGTCCACCACGGTGAAGAATGCTTGCATGTCTCGGGCTGCGCTCTCACCAATAGTGCCAGTCAGCAGGGAGATGGTCAGCGCATCGCCAAGCGTGGCTCTTTGTTTAGCAATGTGACTTGCCTTCTCCAATGACCGGGGCGTGACCACTGCACCATCACCCGCACGGGTGGGATTCGGAATGTATGGGTTGTCCTTCTGCGACGAGTCAGTAAATGACGCAAGCGATTGCGGGAACTGCTTAACCCACGCAATGATCTCGGGCGCAATCCCATTACCGATAGCCCACTCGATCCATTCATCAACGTCAGACTTGCGAATCTTCACCACTACCGCACGGTTCCGGGCATGCGCCTCCAACATGTCGCCCAGTCCCTCGGCTGCAAGGTTAGTAGTGGCAAACACAATCGAACCCTTGGGCAAGTAATGATCCCCGATGCGCTTCTCCAGTATGAGAGTCAACAGCACATTCTTGACTGCCTTCATCGCCTTGCCGATCTCGTCCAACATAATGAGCACGGGCTTGCCGGTATGGAACTTGAACCGTGCGTTGGGTGCAAAGTGCGTGACCTTGACTCCGTTCTCCTCGACCACATACGGCAGCGCGAAGTCACCCAAGTCGAGCAGGGTGCAATCAATATACGCAGTTTCATACTCGGGCATACGCTTGGCGAGAATCTTCAGCACGGTAGATTTACCGATGCCCATCTCACCTTGCCCGATGATGGTTACTTGAGTACCCACGGTTTGAATTGCATGGGCAAACTCGTTGAGGGAAACGCTGTGACCAAAGTTAAGAACAGCCATTGCACTCTCCTTTTATTAAACAGGTTTAATAGAAACGAACAAAGACAACACCTACCAACAAGTTACATTGTAACACAACGCACTAGGCAATGCAAGCATTCAAGATCGGCTTGCTGCCAATCTCCGCATCAACGTACACGTGAACATCCTCAAACCGATTGACCCACCGATACAGCACGTGCTTGAGACGTTCGTACTCCACGCGCACATCGTAGAATTCCGATACACGCGGCCACGAAGTCCCGTTGTAGTTCTCGACATATTCAAACCGTTCGGCAACCCTGCGCTTGTTATCGTATGAGTCATTGAACCAACTCATTCTCGACATCAGGCACAGCATGAACAAGTGTCGCTCGTCCTCGGGCAATGTCATCAGCGGGTCGGTGGAGTCGGTGAGCATCTTGTATACGCGCTCTTCATCCGAGCGAATGCTCTCACCGTACCCGTGATTGTCGTGTTTCCAACCCAACACATGCTTGCATGTCTCGTGCATCACCCACCCATCGCTCATGCGCAAGAATGTTTTAGCGAACTTCAGGAACGGTGCGAGTGGCTTACGCGCTTGCTTCGCCTTGTAGGAGCCGACTTTCCTACGCTTCATACTGGGCATGTTGACGCACCGCCACGTTGTCCCATCGTGCATGAACTTTATGCCGTCCTTGGTTACGGGTATTGCCTTCACCCCGTCGCCGTCATGGGCGAACATCCACAAAAAGTTATGCACCTTGCGGCACCTGAATGGACTCGTGGCAGATATGAACTCGGCGGTCTTTGCCGTAGCCCAGTCATCATGCCGCACGATGAATGAACTGTCGGGGAAATACTCCACGCACACGGTGTTATAAAGTTTCGCACCGTACGTCACGATGCCGTCGGCTCCCAACATGCGCACGATCAACTCCCAGTCACGGCTACGCTTACCGATGGGGCGCGTGTCCACACCACGCCCACGTATGGGCTTCGTGATCTCCCATTGCTTCGCCATGCGCTCGTAGTAATGCATCGGTTTGATCAGGCTCATCACACTCTCCTTTTATTAAACGGGTTTAATTACACAACTCGCTTCAACACGTTCTGCAAATGCTCCACGATTTGGGGGAAACCCCTACGCGCCTTGAACTCCTTGTCACCACTAAACTCCTCGTGCAGTTTCCCGTGCCGGATCACGGCAATCGCAACACGCAACGCATCCTCCAACTCCTTTTCCCGCATCGTTTTCATCACAACCTCCCCCTGATTGCTGACCTAAACACGCACATGGGTTCATCACTTCCGTCCACGTGCAACCCAATCTCCACGTACCCGCCGTCAATCACGACGGTTATCTCGGGGTCTTTCGTATTTCCATTCTTCTTCAACGGGCGCAGCGATACGCCACCATCACCCGCAGTCGGACACTCAACAACAGAAAAACCATTAATTTTCATCGCACTCTCCATTTATTAAACGGGTTTAATTACACAGGCCACACATACGGCAGGTCAGGCGCTTCGCTCCAACCGAACCGAGAATAAAAGTCAAAGTCCTTCCGCAACAGGTTGCTACGGTGTGAGGCATGAAAAGAATCAAGCCCTAACCAAGCAGGTACATCCTGTGCCACACGCACTTCATCAAACCCACAAAAGAACGGCAACAACGAGTCGTTGTACCCACGGCTGCGCCACTCCTCACACATCACGCGCCCGTACTCGGCAAGCAGCGGCACGTATCCTGCCCACATCTTCGCAGCGGGATGGTTCTTCCACCCATACTTGGGTTGTGTCAGGGCAAGTATCAGTTGCTTGGTTTCCACCCGTTGCTTACCGAGCCGTCGGTAATCAAGGGCTTTTGCAGTTTGGGTGAAGTCAGGGTATGGCAGGAACGTCTGCATGGTGATCTCCCTATGGGTATTTGCTAGCAAATACCGTTGTCGTTTGTGGAAAGATGTTTGCTGCTTGTGCTTCGTTTGATTTCTGTGATGCCCTCCATTTGGTTTCCGTGGTGTTCTCCGAGGGTAAAAGTCCAAAATTGTTTTCGTGTGTGGTTTGGACTTTTTGGAACGAGGCTTGTGTAAACATGTTTGCCCGTGTTTCCGTGTGAAATCGCTGATTTGGGGTCGTCCTATTTATTAAACGCTTTTAATTGGTGTCAGCCCCAACGTGTCAGGCTGCACCACCCGAAACACGGCACGTTCGTACCGTGGTGGGCCGTCGTTCTCCCAATACTTCACCAGTATTGAGCCGTTCAACTTGAAGTCGGCAATCTCATACCACTTCACACGCGTACCTTCCCGCACCGAGATCCGATCACCCACTTCGTACCGCTTGCCGTTTCGCTCGTACATCATGCGTCGTCCCCCATCTGCTGCAACAGCCTTTCAATCTCCGGGTTCGGCTTGGACTTGTCGGTCATTTCGCTCTCATCCAGTACGGGCGCATTCAGCGCTTCGTTCAGCCTACCCACCAACTCTTTCAAATCAGCAACCGTTTCACCCGTGAGGAACGCATCCGTCCACGTGTAGGGCTTCTTGGTTTCGTCGTTGTAAAACACTTCAGCGAACACGTAGCAATCTTCTTCAACCTTCACGACCCTATGGTTCCAATGCATGGCTCTCCCTTTCATTAAACACGTTTAATAAAAACTCCAAACGCTTCATCGACTACACCCATATGATACCACAACGCTACTAGAAAGTCAAACTATTCAACTTGTCATACCCGTCTCACACGCCACGCAGGAACCAGTACCCAATGGCGAACCCGACAACGAGCACGATCACGTACAGGCGCAACCCGATCTCGGCTCGCTTGCTTCGCTTGTAGTCACCCAAATACACGTTCTGCCAATGGTCGGTTTCCTCGGTGTTCAGATCCCGTTGCGGCGGCACGTAGTAGATGCCGATCTTGACCTTGCCCGTGTTGTACGGGGGGATGCGCGTGGGGGTGCAAGGGGGATGCGCAACGGGGGTGCGCAGGGGGTTGCCTTTCAGGCGGTGAAGTTCTCCGAGGGTGATGGGCTTGTCGTTGCTCATGGCTTTCTCCATTGATTAAATGCGTTTAATAAAAACTTGTTTTGGTGTGGCTGTTCTACTGGCTCACGTGGCTCACATTATCAGCGTCTCCTTTCTAGCATAGTTATATGTTCCATAGTTTGTTCCTTTGTTGCAAAACGAGAATACACGGGAACATGATTGAAATCAATAGTTTAGGCGCTTCGTTGTCTTGTACCGGTGAAAAACGCGGTATACGTCGGTTGCCGCAAGCCTCCCTCCAACACGTATAAACACGTTTTTTTGGACAATGTAAAGGGAAATCGTAGCCCGTCGTATATTAAAGGAACAAAGGAACAAACTAAATAAATTAAGAAGAACATGAACAAGAACAAGGACTTGCACGCGTTTTTGCGTGTTCCGGATAATGGAACAAAAGGAACAAAGCGGAACAAAGTCGGTGAGCCGCTCGTGCCCTCTCCGCGCGTCGTGCTGCTGCTGCTGCATCATCTTCATCGTGACAGTAGTGCTCAAAAAAGCCCCGAGTCTATTAAAACCGCTTAATAAACTCGGGGCGAAAAAAAGCCCCGCCGAAGCGGGGCTGCGTGGAGCGGGGAGGGTTAGCCTACTGCGCCCACCATGTCACGGGCGTCACGTTTGGTTGAGGGCTTTGCCTTGGTGCGGCGGGGCTTCACTCCGGCAAGAGTCTGTTTCGCGTCGCCAAGCCCTACCGTTCCCGGTTGCAGTTTTCCCGCTACCTTGGCGCGGCGCGTGGCGACCTTGCTACGCCCCTTGGGCTTCGCCGTTGTGGGCTTGGTGGGGGCTTGGGGCTTGCGTCGTCCGGGCTTCGCCGTCTCGGGCTTGATTGCATTCGGCAACATGGCGACCACGGCATCCAAGCCCTTCACAACGTCTGCCGGGACGAAGGCAGGGGCTTCTGCCTCTTGCGCGATTTTCTTCGCGGCTTCGAGGTGCTTTCGGATTTTCTCATGGGCGGCGGCGGCTTTGCGTCCCCGTGTTTCGCCGCTTCTACCTTTTTTGCCATATGCATAATCAGCGATATTCAAAAATGCCATACCGAAGCACGAACGGGCGGCGGCTTTCGCGTCGCGCTGCGCATTGGCTTTCGCGCTCTTATCCTTGGGGCTGATTTTGACCTTCAATGCGGCGGCATGGTCAGCATAGCGGGGCGCAGTCCAGAGACACGTTTCAATAAATGCGGTTTTCCCCTCTTCGAACAATCCACGCTCGGGAAATGCTTTTTTCACTTTCGCTCCGAGGGCTTTCAAATGCTTTTCACCCTCTGCGACGGCTTCGAGGGCTTTATGCGTGATGCTAACAAGGGGCTTCACGGCGGCGGCGAACTTCGGGTCGATCTTCTTCGTGGCTTTTTTCATTGCTGGAATCTCCTGATAAAAAGTTAATGGATAAAAACACGGTGCAGCAATTGCAATCATACGCTCCCCCTAGCGTCATGTCAAGTATATGTAACCGTCCAATTTATTAAAAGCATTGAATAACGCGCGGCCCATTTGCGTGGTGGGTTTATTAAATGCGATTAATAATGGGTTATATGTAATCAGCGCGAGATAATCCGGCGCACATAATCAATAATATATAATCGGCGCGAGATAATCGGACACGCGAGATAATCGGACACCCCCGGTGGCATCCCCACCCCCCAGAATTGCTTTGATGGTACCTACGCTCGGCTACACACAATAATTTGCACAACCAATCCACAACTTTTCAGACCCCCCTCCCCCACTTCATTTTTCTGGAACTGTTATAACTATTAAAACTAAGAAGACCCCCCGGTAAGGAGTCTCAACCTCCTCTTGCGCATATACATATATTTCTGTTACTTTCCGCGCACTTAAGGTAGTGGAGCACCACAACGCCCATGCCAATCGTTGCAACACCAGAAGTCGGTATCCCGCTGCCCTTCAACACAACGCCCGAAGAAATTGATGACTTTCGGCAGAAGGCGCACGCCATGTTCCTCACCGTTGAGGAACTGCATAAGAACGGTTTACCTATCGAAGTAACCGAAGCGGATAAAAAAGAAGCGCACCTTGCCTTCGCCGCTTCCAAACCGTTACCCAAAAATGCAACGCCCGGTGCAATAGTTCACTTGGAAGCCATGCTTTCTGAGTGGGACCACGAGGTGCTGGACGTAGGCCGTCGCCTCAGAAACTACGTCACAAACAAATTGCTCCTCGAAACGGCAGATCCGGACTCAAAAGTGCGGCTCAGAGCGTTGGAACTGCTTGGAAAAGTCTCGTCTGTTGGTCTTTTCAGTGAGCGGATTGACGTAAACGTGACCCACAGAACCATAAACGACATCGAAAACGAGTTGAAGAAGACTCTGGAGTTGTTTGGTGGAGACGTGGTGGACGTGGAAGAGTTGAATGCCCTGCAAGAAGCCCCGAAAGCCGTGGCCGAAATCGATCTCGATGCTGAATTAGGTACAGAAACCCCCGCCGATGAACCCCCAACTGCTTGAAAAAGCGGAAAAGGCGTTGCCAAAACTGCCGCCAGCGGCGCAGCAGAAGGTTGGTCAATTAATTGCGGAGGCGAGAAAGGCAAAAACCAAGGAGTTAGTAGCCAAAGACTTCATGGCATTCGTGAAATACGTGTGGCCGAGCTTCATTCACGGTGCGCACCACGAGAAAATGGCCGAAGCGTTCCAGCAGGTGGCCGAGGGCAAGCTGAAAAGACTCATTATTAATATGCCGCCACGGCATACGAAGTCGGAGTTTGCCTCTTACCTGCTCCCGGCTTGGTTTTTGGGGATGTATCCGGGCAAGAAAATCATTCAAACGTCGCACACAGCGGAACTGGCCGTGGGTTTTGGTCGGAAAGTGAGGAACCTCGTTGATTCCGACAAATATAAGGACATTTTTCCAGAGGTTTCGCTACAAGCTGACTCTAAAGCTGCTGGCCGGTGGGCCACTAACCATGCTGGAGAGTATTTCGCTATCGGTGTGGGCGGTGCAGTTACGGGTAAAGGCGCGGATCTCCTCATTATTGACGACCCTCACTCGGAACAGGAAGCGACCCTAGCGGAAACTAGCCCCGAGATTTATGACAAGACCTACGAGTGGTACACATCTGGTCCTCGTCAGCGTCTGCAACCGGGTGGAGCCATCGTTGTCGTGATGACGCGGTGGTCAAAGAAGGATCTGACCGGGCAAGTAGTCAAGGCTGCGTCCCAGCGAGACGGGGAAGAGTGGAGAGTCATCGAATTTCCGGCAATTCTGCCTTCTGGGCGGTCACTTTGGCCTGAGTTTTGGAAAATCGAGGAGCTTGAGGCTCTAAAAAACGAACTTCCTGTCGCTAAATGGCAGGCACAGTACATGCAGGCACCGACTTCGGACGTGTCTGCGATTATCAAGCGGGAATGGTGGCAAATATGGGACAAGGAAGACCCGCCGTACTGTGAATTCATTATCCAGTCGTGGGATACGGCATTTTTGAAGACCGAGCGGTCGGATTATTCCGCGTGCACCACGTGGGGTGTGTTCCAAAAGGATGATGATAATGGTCGCCCGCAATCCAACATTATTCTTCTAAATGCCTTCAAGCGGCGGATGGAGTTTCCGGAACTGAAGCAGAAGGCGTACGAGGAATATAAGGAGTGGAACCCGGACGCAACCATTATTGAAGCCAAGGCAGCGGGCTCGCCTTTGATTTTTGAGCTTCGGGCCATGGGGTTGCCGGTTCAGGAGTTCACGCCCAGTAAAGGAAACGATAAGATTGCCCGTTTGAACGCGGTTGCGGATCTGTTTGCCTCTGGACGTGTTTGGGTGCCGGAGACTCGCTGGGCGGAAGAACTGGTTGAAGAAGTGGCATCATTCCCGTCTGGGGAGCATGATGACTTGGTTGACTCCATGACGCAGGCACTGCTGCGTTATCGGAAGGGTGGGCTTATTCGGCTTCACACGGACGAGGAAGACGAGCCGATGTACCCGAGAAAACGGGAATACTATTAAGGAACGATTATGGCTATCGAGAAATCGCTGTACGCCGCGCCGCAAGGCATCGAAGAGTTGATGGGTGAGGAAGCTGGCCCTGCCATCGAGATCGAGGTTGAAGATCCGGAAAGCGTAACTATTGGGATTGACGGGGAGCCGTTACTGCAAATTGAGCAGACGGAAGACAGCCCGGAGTTTGAAGACAACCTTGCCGAACACATGGATGAGCAGGCGCTTGAGTCGCTTGCAGGCGAGTTGCTTGGCGATTTCACTGATGACATTGCGTCCCGTCGGGACTGGATGCAGACGTATGTAGATGGGCTGGAGTTGTTGGGGCTCAAGATCGAGGAGCGGTCCGAGCCGTGGCAGGGCGCTTGCGGGGTGTACCACCCAATCCTTGCAGAAGCCCTCGTAAAGTTCCAGTCTGAAACGATGATGGCTACGTTCCCTGCGAGCGGGCCGGTCAAGACCAAAATCATTGGCAAGGAAACCACCGACAAGAAAGCCGCCGCAGAACGGGTTGCGGAGGACATGAACTACCAGTTGACGGACGTGATGAAGGAGTTCCGTCCCGAGCACGAGCGAATGCTCTGGGGGCTTGGCCTCGCGGGCAACGCGTTCAAGAAGGTCTACTTCGACCCGCACCTCCAGCGTCAGGTGTCAATGTTCGTGCCTGCTGAAGACCTCGTGGTGCCATATGGCGCAAGTGATCTGGCGGCTGCTGAACGGGTCACGCACGTGATGCGAAAGACCGAGAACGAGTTGAAGCGGTTGCAGCACGCGGGGTTCTACCGGGACATTGAGCTTGGCGCTCCCGACAACGTGTTGGACGAGGTGGAGAAGAAGATTGCCGAGAAGCTGGGGTTCAGGGCTATCTCGGATGACCGGTACAAGATCCTTGAGATGCACGTGCACTTGGACCTGAAAGGGTTTGAGCACAAGGAGGACGGCAAGGAGACTGGGATCGCGCTGCCATACGTGGTGACGCTGGAGAAGGGGTCTGGGAAGGTACTGGCGGTTCGGCGTAACTGGGAGCCTGATGATGACTCGCACCAGCCCCGGCAACACTTCGTGCACTACGGATACGTCCCCGGCTTCGGGTTCTACTGCTTCGGTTTGATCCACCTGATCGGTGCGTTCGCCAAGAGCGGCACAAGTCTTATCCGTCAGTTGGTGGACGCGGGCACCCTGTCTAACCTTCCGGGGGGCTTTAAAACGCGCGGGATGCGGGTAAAGGGTGATGACACCCCGATCTCCCCCGGTGAATGGCGCGATGTAGACGTGCCGTCTGGCACGCTGCGGGACAACCTGCTGCCTCTGCCGTACAAGGAGCCGTCGCAGGTGTTGGCTGGCCTCATGGACAAGATCATGGAGGAGGGGCGTCGGTTCGCTAACACCGCAGATCTAAGCCTGTCTGACATGTCTGCCCAAGCCCCGGTAGGCACCACGCTGGCAATTCTGGAGCGCACCCTCAAGAACATGTCGGCTATCCAAGCACGCATCCACTACTCGATGAAGCAGGAGTTGGGGCTGCTGAAGGAGATCATTGCCGACTATACGCCGGAGGAGTACGAGTACGAGCCGGAGGTGGGCAATAGGTTCGCCAAACGCAGCGACTACGACAACGTTGACGTGATCCCGGTATCTGATCCGAACGCGGCCACCATGGCGCAGAAGATCGTGCAGATGCAGGCAGTGCAGCAGTTGGCGCAGGCAAACCCCACGCTCTACAACATGCCGCTCCTGAACCGCCAGATGCTCGACGTGCTGGGTATCAAGGATGCGGACAAGCTGGTGCCGATGGATGAGGACCAGAAGCCGCTCGACCCGGTGACTGAGAACCAGAACATCATCACCATGAAGCCGGTCAAGGCGTTCCTGTACCAAGACCATCAGGCTCACATCATGGTGCACATGTCTGCCATGCAAGACCCGAAGATTCAGCAACTTATGCAACAGAATCCGGGGGCACAGGCAATGATGCAGTCAATGATGGCGCACATCAACGAGCACACGGCCTTTGAATATCGTCGCCAGATTGAACAGCAGCTTGGCATGCCGCTGCCGCCGGAGAAGGATGAGGAAGGTGAAGACAACCACCTGATCCCCGAAGTCGAAGCGCGTCTGTCCCCCCTACTGGCTCAAGCGGCTCAAAGGCTACTCATGCAAAACCAGCAGGAGGCGGCGCAGAAACAAGCCCAGCAGCAGGCGCAGGATCCGCTCATCCAGATGCAGATGCAGGAGCTTCAGATCAAGCAGCAGGAACAGCAGCGCAAGGCCCAGAAGGATCAGATGGACATGCAGGCCCGCGCACAGCAGCTTCAGATCGAGCAGCAACGCATCCAAGCACAGGCCGCGACCGACGCCCAACGCATGCAGCTTGACGCGATGAAGATGGCTGCTGAAATTCAGGCAGAGAAAGAACGCGCCCAGCTTGGTGCTATGAAGATGTCTGCTGAGTTGACCGCCAAGACAATCGCTGACAACAACCGTGAAAAAGCCGACATGCTGAAAGCGGCTGCTCTGGGTGCTCGTGAGCGCGAGAAGTTGATGGCGCAGTTGAGCATGGACGTGATGAAAGAAATAAATAGCAAGAAGGCCGATAAATCTAAACCACAAAAAGGTGACTGATGGATACGACCCTTGACTACTTGAAGCGGGAGTACCGCGAGCGCATGGACATGCTGTCCCAAGCCATGTCTCGTGGGATGTGCACCAGCTATGAGGAGTACAAATTTACATGTGGCCAGTTACGAGGTCTTGAAGCCGCGTGCGCAGTAATTAAAGACCTAGAAGAAAGAATGGAGACGATGGATGAGTGAAGAAATCAACGCCGAAGACAAAGCTCGGCAGTTGCCGGAACCCGTTGGATACAGAATCCTCTGCGCCATTCCGGATATTGAGAAGGAGTTTGAAAGCGGGTTGGTGAAGGCTGATATCACAATCAGCAGCGAAGAAACCCTCACGACGGTGTTGTTTGTCGTGAAGCTCGGGCCGGACTGCTACAGGGACGCAAAACGATTCCCAACCGGGCCGTGGTGCAAAGAGGGCGACTTTGTATTGATCCGTCCGTTCACAGGTTCCCGTCTTGTCATCCATGGCAAGGAATTCCGAATCATCAACGACGATTCGGTTGAGGGAGTGGTACAAGACCCACGCGGTATTAAACGTAAATAAGGGAAACCAAAATGTCCCAAATGGAACAGACCGAATTTAAATTCCCCGATGAGGTGGAACAGAAGCCGGTGCAGGCCAAAACCCAGCCGGAGATCGAAATTGAGATTGAAGACGATACCCCGGTAGAGGATCGTGACAAGGCTCCAATGCCTAAACCCATCGTCGAGGCGCTGGAGAAGGACGAGCTTGAGCAGTACGACGATTCCGTTAAGGAAAAACTCAGGCAAATGCGCAAGGTCTGGCACGACGAGCGCAGGGAAAAAGAAGCAGCCCTTCGGGAGCAGCAGGAAGCTATCGCTGTAGCCCAACGGTTGCTACAAGAAAATAAAAAGATTAAAGAAATTTATACTGTTGGGGAAAAGGAGTATATTTCTAACTTTAAGCATTCCGCCGAACTTGAGCTTCAGATGGCGAAGAAGGCTTATAAAGAGGCGTACGACGCTGGGGATACGGACAAGATCGTAGAAGCCCAGCAGGCGATGCAGAACGCCAACATGAAATTGATGCAGGTAAACAATTTCAGATCTCCTTTACAAACCGATAATTTTGAGGTAGAACAACCGCAACAGTTTCAACAACCACAACCTGTACAACGGGCTGACCCCCGTGCGGAAGCGTGGCAACAACGCAATCCGTGGTTTGGACAGGATGAAGAAATGACTGCCAGTGCGCTTGGGTTACACGAAAAACTCCGGCGTAATGGTGTAGTAGTTGGATCTGATGAGTATTACGCTACGCTTGACAAAACCATGCGGAAGCGATTCCCCGAAGCGTTTGAAGGGGAAGAAGAGCAGCAAAGCCGCGAAACGACTCGGCCAAAACCGACTACTGTAGTGGCCCCGGCAACTCGCAGCACGGCACCTCAGAAGGTGCGGCTGAAGACGAGCCAACTCACCCTGATCAAAAAACTGGGTATCACTCCTGAACAATATGTGAAGGAGTACATGAAGGAGGCCCGCAATGGCTGAGAATCGTTTGGCAAGAGAACTTGAAACACGTGCGATAGCAGAGCGGCCCAAGCAGTGGCAGCAACCTGAACTATTGCCGGAGCCGGACAAAAATCCGGATTACGCCTATCGCTGGGTTCGTGTTTCAACTTTGGGGCAAGCCGACGCCCGTAACCTCTCCTCCAAAATGCGAGAAGGTTGGGAACCGGTGCCTGTCGAAGAACAACCCAAATTCAGACTGCTTCTTGACCCCAACTCGCGCTTCAAAGACGCGATTGAGATTGGGGGACTGTTGCTCTGCAAGACTCCCAAAGAGTTTGTCCAGCAGCGAAACGAATATTTCGCCCGCCAGACCGCTGCTCAGACGGAGGCTGTAGACAACAACTTCATGCGCCAGAACGACGCGAGGATGCCCCTCTTTAAAGAAGGAAAGTCTTCGACCAGTTTTGGTAAAGGCAATTAATCTTTTAGGAGTTTATAAATGGCTGCTTACCCGTCTGTACCAGCCCCTTATGGGCTGAAACCGATCAATCTGATCGGCGGGCAGGTGTTTGCCGGGTCGACTCGTCAACTTGCCATCACCACGTCTTCCGTCAACTACAACACCCCGATTTTCTACGGTGATGTGGTTACGCTGACGGCTAATGGTGTGGTTGAGGTTTCGCCCCTCGCGGCAGATACTTCGCCTCTCGCTGGTGTTGTTGGTGTTTTCCTTGGCTGTTCCTACACCAACCCCGCCACGAAGCAAAAGGTGTTTCAGCAGTACTGGCCCGGTTACGCCTCTGGCGTGACTGACGCGGTTGCCTTCGTTGCAGATGATCCTGATCAACTGTTCAAGGCGGTCAACGTCACGGGCACGACCTCTGATGACGCCACGTCTGGCCTTCTCCCGGCCTTTGTTGGGCTTACCGCTATCGGTAACAACTGCCGTCTGGTTCTGAACACCGGCAGCACGACCACTGGCGACTCGAAGACTGGCATTTATATCGCTGGTGCTACCAGCAGCCTGCCCTTCCGTGTCGTTGATGTGGTGCCTGATACCGCCAACTCGTCTGGTAACTTTGTTGAATTTATCGTTAAGTTCAACTTTGGCTACCACTCGTACTACAACGCCTCGGGCATTTAAGGAGCTATAAATGGCTATTTCACGTGCACAACTACTGAAAGAGCTGCTCCCCGGCCTGAACGCATTGTTTGGTCTGGAGTATGCTCGCTACGGCGAAGAGCACAAGGAAATCTACGAAACTGAGACTTCCGAGCGTTCTTTTGAAGAAGAAACCAAGCTGTCGGGCTTCTCTGCCGCGCCGGTCAAGGCTGAAGGTTCTGCCATCGCCTACGACAACGCGCAGGAAGCATGGACTGCCCGCTATAACCACGAAACTATTGCTCTGGGTTTCTCGCTGACGGAAGAGGCGATTGAGGACAACCTCTACGACTCCCTGTCCGCGCGTTACACCAAGGCGCTGGCTCGTGCCATGGCGTACACCAAGCAGGTTAAGGCTGCTGCTGTTCTGAACAACGGCTTCTCCTCGTCCTACCCCGGTGGTGACGGTGTTGCCCTGTTCTCGGCCTCGCACCCGCTGGTGTCTGGCGGCACCAACAGCAACATCCCTTCGGTCGCAGCCGACCTGAACGAAACCTCGCTTGAAAACGCCGTGATTCAAATCGCTGCGTGGACGGACGAGCGTGGACTGCTGATTGCTGCCAAGCCGAAGAAGCTGGTTGTTCCCCCGGCGCTGCAATTCGTTGCAACTCGTCTGCTGGAGACTGAACTCCGCGTTTCGACGGCTGACAACGACATCAACGCCATCAAGAACAACGGCTCGATTCCGGAAGGCTACACGATCAACCACTTCCTGACCGACACGAACGCTTGGTTCCTGACCACGGACGTTCCGAACGGCATGAAGCACTTTGTTCGTACGCCGCTTTCGCAGTCGATGGATGGTGACTTTGACACGGGCAACGTGCGGTACAAGTCCCGTGAGCGTTACAGCTTCGGCTGGTCTGACCCGCTGGGGATGTACGGCTCGCAAGGAGCCTAATGGAGAGGGGGGCTACGGCCCCCCTTTTCTTTTTTAATTTTTAGGGTATATTGAGGTTATTCCGGGTAAATCCGGCGTATCTGACAGTCCCGGCTGACGACATGCAGACAGATACGCTTAACTCGCATGTGAGGACATAATGGCTCTGACCACCTTTTCGGGCCCAGTAAAGTCGGACAACGGCTTTATTTCGGGCACTGCAACTTCCCCCATCGCTGTTACCACGGCCCAGAACATCAACGCGGCCTACGGCACGACTTCTGCCACTTCGGGCGACACTCGTCTTTTTTATGAGCGTCTGAATTTCACCTCGACTGGTTCCGGCGAGACGCTGCGTGCGTTCTCGGTTGTGACTGGTGTTGGTGCAGCCACGGCTGGCACGATCAACGGTGCGCATATTTCCACCTCGGTTAACACCCCCGGCACGATTTCTGGTGCTGCGAACGCGCTCCGCGCCACGATTGGCGGCACTTCGGCTACCCCCGGCGGTACGCTTGCTGCACTGCAACTTGACACCGATTTCGCTTCGGGTGTGACGCTGCCTGCTTCTTCGGCGTTTGTGCGCGTTTCGGATAGTGGCGCTGGCACCGGCAAGGTTCAGAACCTCTTCAACATCGAGACTGGCCCTGCGGCTACCATCGTTTCGGCGGGTGCGGCTACTCCGGGTGGCACGATCAAGAAGATTCAAATCCAGATCGGTGGCGTTACGTACTACGTCCTCGCCGCTACTACTTGGTCCTAATGCAGATAACCAAGGAATTTTTGCAGGCCGAGATCGTGAGTCTTGAGCAGGAGTTTCAGAAGGCAGTGACCTTCCAGATTCAGGCTCAAGCCACGATCCAAGCCTACAAAATGCTCATCAACAGGTTAGACGCACCAGAACCGGAGTCCGATCATGATGCAGACAGATGTTAAAGGGGCAACGTGCGCGGCGAACGGCACTACCACAGCTTTTAACGGCCGTACGCGGCTGCGCGGTATTGCGATTAATGCGGGCACGGCTGCTGCTACAGTCGTTGTAAAAGACGGCTCTACTACTCTTTTTACCTTTACCGCTACTACCACGGGCCCGATGAATGTGATCATTCCGGGTGAAGGGGTGCTTTGCGAAACCAGCTTGGTTATTGTTTGTTCGGCTGGCGTATCTGCGGTGGCGTTCTATGGCTAAGACCCCGGCTTGGCAACGTAAGGAAGGTAAGAACCCCAAGGGCGGTCTTAATGCCAAGGGACGGGCCTCTTATAACGCTGCCAATCCCGGTAAGCCGGGGCTTAAACGCCCCCAACCAGAAGGCGGTTCCCGCCGGGATTCATTCTGTGCCCGGATGAAGGGGATGAAGAAGAAGCTCACGTCTTCCAAAACGGCGAACGATCCTAACTCGCGGATCAATAAAAGCCTGCGGGCGTGGAATTGCTGACATGGAACTCGCTATTTGGAACATGGTGCTGTCTATTGTTGCTGGTGGAACGGTTATGTGGGTCAAGTCTACGAACGAAGAACTGAAGCGTTTGAGCATCCTCATCAGCCGTACCCGTGAGGAGCACTCGGACAAGTTTGTTACCAAGCAGGACATGCATAACGATATCAACCGCGTACTTCAGCGTTTGGATCGGATGGACGAAAAACTAGACGCGTTCATGAAAGAACAACGAAGCGTAATCAACTAGGAGAATTTATGAGAGTGCTTGCCGTAGCAGGATTAGCTGTATTGACGGGATGTGCAACGTCCAAGGAATACACGTCGTACTTGGCCGCACACCAAGCCGCACATGAGTCGCGTGCTGCTGCCGATAAGGCCCGTTTTGAAGCAATTGCCGAGATTGCCAAGAATTCCCAAGATCCTGCTGCCCGGACGGCGGCTGTCATGGCCCTTGCCATGGTCAAGTCCGAGAACCAAGCTACTCCCCCGGCACCTCCGCAGAACGAGATGCTTCAGTGGGCAAGTATTTTGATGCCTGCTGTTACTAATCTTGGCTCCGGGTATTTTGGATACCGGCTTGGGGTGACGCAGAGCAACAATAACAAGGACACTACGATTGCAGCCCATAACTCTTATGCTGCGATTGCCACAGGCGGTTTGACCGCGCTTCAGAACACGGCGACGGCTGGCTTCAACTCCAACGCTTCGATTGCCGGGTTTATTCAAGCCCCGCAGCCCAACATCACTCTCAGCGGCACGGGCGTGATTGGCAACGGTTCGTACAGCAACACCACGAATACGACCACAACTACTACGACGAACACCAACAGCAACAACCGCACTTGCACTGGCGGGGTTGGTGGTAACGGCGCTACGGGCGGTAACGGCGCAGTGGGTGGCAGTGGTGGGACGGGTGGTGCTGGCACGACCACGGGTGGTGCTGGTGGTAACGGTGCTACGGGTGGCAACGGTGCTACTGGTGGCTCGGGTGCTGCTGGCGGTGGAGCAACCTGCTGATGCCTAGCAAGTCCCAAAAGCAGCATAACTTGATGGCTATGGTTGCCAATGACCCGAAAGCAGCCAAGCGTGTTGGTGTTCCCCAGTCGGTGGGTCAGGAGTTTATGAAGGCCGACAAGGGGCGCAAGTTTGGTTCGGGGGGTATGAGAAGCCGCCCGGATCTTCAGAAAGTAAACAGGCCGGATACGAAGCACGGCAAGATGGAATTATTTAAGGAGGGTGGAGAAATGAAGATGGAGAAGAAAGAACTTGCCTTTCTGAAAAAGAAAGGTGCCCCGAAGTCCATGGTCAAACACGAGGAGAAAGAAATGAAGGGCATGAAAAAAGGCGGCAAGGCGATGGGCAAGTTCCCGATGACCCCGATGGGCAAGGTCAAGACCGCTGCCCCGAGCCGTGATGGCGTTGCCGTCAAGGGCAAGACCAAGGGCAAGATGATCACCATGAAAAAGGGCGGTCGCGCCTGCTAGGAGTTGAACATGGCTGACATTCGGAAACCGACTCGGAAAGAGGAAGAAACTCTGGAACAGTCTCGTCGGATGTACCAGAAGGGTATCGAAGGGGAGAAGGACATCCTCTCCAAGATCTCCACGACGATGGCTAAGTCCGCTCGGGATGATATTCGCGCTGCAAAGAAGATGCGGGAGTCGGTTCCCGAAGCTGCTCGTGAGTACGAGGCGTATCAAGGCGCTGGGTACAAGAAGGGCGGAAAAGTAAAGAAAATGGCCTACGGGGGTCATCTGTTTGAGCGGATGAAAAAAGGCAGCTACATGGACAGCCTTGTGGCCCCGATGGATGATGAAGCTAGAAAACAGTTGGGGTACAAGAAAGGCGGCAAGGTTGGTTCCGCTTCCAAGCGTGCCGATGGCTGTGCCATGCGCGGTAAGACGAAGGGGAGGATTGTGTGATGGACGACAACATTAAAAAATTTATGCCGTTATTTGGTGGGGCAATTCCGTCTTTATATAATTTATATAAAGAGTACCGTGATGATAAACGTGCGGAAAGCGAAGAAGAGAAAAAACGCAAGCAAATGCAAGAGGCTGGCATGGCTTCCATGGGTGCTCCCGGCATGAAAAAAGGCGGAAAAGTTAAAGCCAAGGCTTCTTCCGCTTCCAAGCGTGCAGACGGTATCGCCAAGAAGGGTAAGACTAGGGGTAGGTTCGTATGATGGCTTCTCGCGGGATGGGTGATATCAGCCCGTCCAAAATGCCCGGTGCCAAGAAAAAGGCCCGTAGGGACAATACCGACTTCACGCAGTACAAGGAGGGCGGCAAGGTTTCCAAGGTCAATCAGGCTGGTGTCTACACCAAGCCGGGCATGCGGAAGTCTTTGTTTGAATCAATCAAGTCTCGCGCTGTGCAGGGCACCAAGGCGGGTCAGTGGTCCGCGAGGAAGGCCCAGTTGCTGGCAAAGCAGTACAAAGCAAAAGGCGGCGGGTATCGTGGCTAAGAACCCGCAACAGTCCCTCAAGAACTGGACTGCCCAAAAATGGAGGACTAAAAGTGGTAAACGATCTTCTGACACGGGTGAAAGATATCTTCCAGAAGCTGCGATTAAAAGTCTCAGCGCTTCTGAATACGCTGCGACAACGCGTGCGAAACGTGCTGGCAAAGCTAAAGGGAAGCAATTCGTAGCACAGCCCAAGGGCATAGCAAAGAAGACAGCGAGGTTTAGGTAATGACCACCACCGGCACCTCAGTTTTCAACCTAGATGTTAATGACATCGTGGAAGAGGCGTTCGAGCGCTGCGGCCAAGAACTGCGCACGGGCTATGATTTCCGTACGGCGCGGCGCAGCCTCAATTTGCTTGCGATTGAGTGGGCAAACCGGGGTATCAACCTGTGGACGATTGAGCAGGGGCAGATCCCGCTGTACCCCAACCAGTCTATTTACGCGCTTCCTGTTGACACCATTGACCTGCTCGATCAGGTCACGCGCACGGGCGTGGGGCAAAACCAGACTGACATCAACATCAACCGGATCAGCGAGTCCACGTACTCCACGATTCCCAACAAGAACGCTTCCGGGCGTCCGATTCAGGTTTGGATCAACCGTCAGTCCGGGCAGTCAAACGCCACTACGGCAACGCTGACTTCCAACATTGACAGCACGATTACGACGATTCCCATTACGGGGATCGGGCAGCTTCCGTCCGCTGGGTTCATCAAGATCGACAACGAGACGATTGCTTATTCGGCTATTAACGGCACCGATCTGGTGTATTGCGGGCGCGGTGCGCATGGTACGACGGCTACCTCCCACAGTGCTGGGGCGACGATAACGCTTCAAAACCTGCCAAACATCAACATCTGGCCGATGCCGGATCAGGGTTCGGTGGGCAATCCGTATTACACGTTTGTGTACTGGCGCATGCGGCGCGTTCAAGATACGGGTACTGGGGTGAAGGATCAGGACATTCCGTTCCGGTTCCTTGAGTGCATGATTGCGGGGTTGGCGTATAAGTTGTCTGCCAAGCTGCCGAACGTGGACCCCGGACGTATTCCGATGTTGCAGGCTGAGTACGAGAAACAATGGTTGCTTGCGTCTGAAGAAGACCGCGAGAAGGCTGCTAACCGTTACGTACCACGTGTGTTGTTTTATAGCTGATCATGGCTGGTCCTAAGTTTGCTTCTGGCAAGTACGCTATCGCGGAGTGTGACCGCTGCGGGCAGAGGTACAAGCTGAAGGAACTAAAGAAGCTGACGATCAAGACGAAGCTGGTTAGCATCAAAGTTTGCCCGGAGTGCTGGGAACCCGATCAACCGCAGTTGCAGCTTGGTATGTACCCGGTGTATGACCCGCAAGCGTTGCGGGAGCCGCGTCCAGATGTGAGCTACCAGCAGTCTGGTCTGAACGGGTTGCAGGTGCTGGACACGGTGGGTATCGCAGAGAATCAAACCGGTACGCCGGAAGGTGGTAGCCGGGTGTTTCAGTGGGGTTGGGGTCCGGTGGGTGGGGCGAGGGAGTTTGACTCCGCATTGACGCCTAACTACCTGATCCTGCAAGCCCAGATCGGTAACGTAACAGTTAGTACAACTTGAAGGAGTAAGACATGGATGCCAAGAAAGCCGTGCACAAGCACGAAAAGGCGATGCACCCCGGCAAGCCGCTGACCAAGCTGCGTAAGGGTGGCAAGACTAACGCTGACATGAAGAAGCTGGGCCGTGGTCTGGCAAAGGTTGCCAACCAGAAGATCTCTTCGTTCACCTACAAGAAGTCTGGCCGGAGCAAGTAATCATGGCTAAATTCAGCAAGAAGGTTGGCGGCAAGGAAGTTGGTGCTGCCGAAGTGTATGCCAAGCCGCACACAATGGAAGGTGGCAAGGTAGATATTTGCAACGGCTACCAAGCCGAGCCTACCAAAGCCAACTCCGTCAACATGTCGGTTGGCAACATTGATCGTGAAGGATACAGCCCGGAAGCTAAAACGACCGGGATCAAGATCCGTGGTACCGGTGCCGCTACCAAGGGCACTATGGCTCGTGGCCCGATGGCGTAAAAAACCCGGAACTGACGAATGAACTACACCGAACTTTTTGATTCAATTCAGTCGTATACGGAAAACAACTTTCCGGCTTTCGACCTTTCTGATGGGTCGCAGGACACCACGACCGAACAAATCAACCGGTTTATTCGTCAGGCCGAACAGCGCATCTATAACACGGTGCAGTTCCCGTCTTTGCGTAAAAACATGGTTGGCACTACGACAACCAACAACAAGTACGTTGCTGCACCGAATGATTTTCTGGCGGCGTACTCGTTTGCTGTTGTTACCGACGTGACGGGTGGTGATATTGATACCGGCACCTATGAGTACCTGTTGAACAAGGATGTGAACTTCATCCGCCAGTCGTTCCCGACCCCCGACGATACTGGTGTTCCCCGGTACTATGCGCTGTTCGGCCCCGCAATTAGTGGTTCTACGATTACCAACGAACTGACTTTCCTTCTCGGGCCGACGCCAAACGGTAACTACAAGTTGGAGCTTCATTATTACTATTACCCCGAGTCCATCGTGACGGCGGGGTCTTCTTGGCTGGGTGATAACTTTGATTCGGTGCTGCTCTACGGGTCACTTGTTGAGGCGTACACCTACATGAAAGGCGAGCAAGATGTTATGGCGTTCTATGACGCCAAATACAAAGAAGCATTGGGGCTTGCGAAGCGCCTTGGTGACGGCATGGAGCGCGGAGATGCGTACCGTGACGGGCAGGTAAAGATTAAAGTGACTTGATATGGCACTGTTCCAAACAGCCACTACCAGCTTCAAAGTCGAGCTTCTTCAGGCGGTGCACAACTTTGGCCCGACTGGGGCAGATACGTTCAAGATTGCCTTGTATACGGGTAATGCCGCGCTTGGTCCGAGCACTACTGCATATACGACGGATAACGAGGTGACTGGCACGGGGTATGTGGCTGGGGGGATTGCACTTACGATTTCCCAAACGCCGACTTCTGGGATTAATAACCAGCAGGTGCCGACTGCCTACATTTCGTTTGACCCGGCGGTGTGGGCGGGGGCTACGTTTATTGCCCGTGGTGCTTTGATCTACAACCAGACCCAAGGCAACAAGTCGGTGGCGGTGCTTAATTTTGGTTCGGACAAGACTGTAGTAAACCAAACATTTACAATTACGTTCCCGGCTGTTACGGCCAACGACGCTATCGTTAGGATTTCTTAATGGCTCTGGTTAACACCACCAAAGGTCAGATGGACGAGGCTCTTCTGGAAAAGAAAGAAGGGGTCGTCGATAACGAGAATGAGTTTACGACTTGGGTTGAATATTGGCATGAAGGAGAGCTTGTGCATCGTTCGGCACATGTGACCCTGAAAAAAGTTCCGCCGCTGTTTGCTGAAGCGGCTTCGATTGGTTAGTAAAGGAGATTACTGTGGCGAATACCCAAAGCATGTGCACTTCCTTCATGCAGCAGCTTTTGACTGCCACGCATGATTTTACGACTGGTACTGGTGACACGTTCAAAGCTGCACTGTATGAGGCTTCTGCTACGTACAACGCCGCTACGACTGTTTATTCCACGTCTGGTGAAGTAACTGGGACTAACTACACGGCTGGTGGTGTAGCGGTTACGAACGGAACTTCTCCGCTCTCGACCAATACTTCGGCTACGGCTGGTGTGGCGTACTGGACTCCTTCCGCTTCGATCACGTATACCAACGTGACGTTGACTACGCCGTTTGATGCGGTGTTGATCTATAACTCCAGCAAGTCGGACAAGGCTGTCAGCGTGCACACGTTCGGTTCGCAGACGATCACTGCGGGGACGTTCACTCTGACCATGCCCACCAACAACACGACGAACGCGCTCCTGCGTCTGGCTACAACCTGATAAGGCGGCGGGCTATGCCCGCTGAGTAGCTATGACGTTTGGAATAGCTCCGTTCTCGGGCGCTCCGTTTGCCTCTCTTGCGGGAGGGGCACCGGTTGATGTCGCCCTAACGGGGGTTTCTTCTACTGAAGCCGTTGGTTCAGTAACCCAGTCGCGCACTGTTGCCCTGACTGGTGTCGGCGCTTCTGGTGCGGTTGGTAGCGTTAATTTTGCTTTCCCCCAAAACGTAACGGGTGTTGTTGCTTCGGGTGCGGTTGGTTCAGTAACTGCCTCGCTTACGGTAGCTCTGACCGGGGTTGCGGCGGCTGGTGAAGTTGGTAATGCGGTAGCTAACCCCACCCAGTCTGTTTCTGGGGTTTCGGCGTCAGGGGCCGTTGGGTCAATCACCAACGTAACAATCGCTCCCGCGCTGACCAGCGCCTCTGCGGAAGGGTTTGTCGGGGATGAAAGTATTTTCCCCAACACCACGTTATACGGGAATCACGCAGATCTTTATGTAGGCACTGTAACTCCAGTCCATACGGTTTCTATAACTGGAGTTGATTCTTCTGGCGCGGTTGGCAGCGTTACAGCAAACCCGCAGATCCCGCTGGCTGGGGTTGAGGCGGCTGGTCAGGTTGGGTCTGTTGCGGTTGGTGAACGGTTTATAGCCCTGACCGGAGTGGGCGCGTCCGGTGCGGTTGGGTCGGTTGATGCGGCGTTTGAGCAGTTCTTGTCGGGGGTGCTGGCCTCTGGGCTGTCGGGTACGGTCAAATCGGCTTTCAGCGTTGGGTTGACGGGGGTGGTTGCCTCCGGTGAAGTTGGGAACGTAGGCAAAGCGTTCGGGATTAGTGGTAATGCTGGGTATGGAGAAGTTGGAACTGTAGGGGCCAATCTGACTGTTGCCTTGACGGGGGTAGCGGCGTCGGGGGCGGTTGGATCGGTTGTCTTTACCAAAGTAGTCAACCTGACTGGGGTACCGGCTACTGGGGCGGTTGGTAGTGTTGCTGTGGGGCCGAGGTTGGTGTCGCTCACAGGGGTGCAGGCTCGTGGGGAAGTAAATGCGTTTGGGGTCGCCTACTGGACGCTTATTGATGACAGCCAGAACCCGAATTGGAATATCATAAACACTGCGCAAACTCCAACTTGGCAGATTATCGATACTGATCAAAGCCCGAATTGGGAAGACGTAGAAATGATGGTGTGAGGAAACTATGGCCTTCGTAATCGCAGATCGTGTAAAAGAAACTACCACTACGACCGGTAACGGCACGGTTACGCTTCTTGGTGCGTCTCTCGGGTATCAGTCTTTTGCCGCTATCGGCAACGGAAACACCACGTACTACTGTATTGCGGGGCAGACTACCAGCGAGTGGGAAGTTGGTATTGGTACGTACACTTCGTCGGGTACGACGCTCTCCAGAGACACGGTGCTGTCTTCCAGCAACTCTGGTAATAAAGTCGTATTTACGGCGGGCACTAAGGACGTGTTTGTTACGTACCCGTCCAGCAAAGCTATCTACGATGGTGGCCCGCTCGGTACCCCTTCTTCCGGCACACTTACCAACGCAACGGGACTGCCTCTTTCTACCGGTGTGACTGGTACTTTGCCTGTAGCTAATGGCGGCACCGGGCAAACATTCTTTACGGGGAACATCGTCCCTTATTACAGCAGTGGGTCTGGAACGTTCTCTTCTAGCAACATGTATTACGACGGGACTAACTTTGGCATCAACCAGAGCAGCCCGACTTGTGCGCTGGACATAACTCCGTTCTTTGGCGATTCACTGCGCGTTTCAACTTCGTACCAAGACACCTCGGTTATCTGGGCGTATCGGCAGAGCGGTGTAGTCACCAACAAGTTTCGCGTTTCCTACGACTACACCAACACCGGCTTTTACATCTACGACATTAGCAACAGCGCAACACGTCTGTACATTAATAACTCCGGGGATGTGGGGATTGGGACGAGTACATTCGACGGAGTTCGCACAGTTATTCAGGGAGCCCAAACAGGGGGCGCTCCACAAACTTCCGGCACAACGCAAACATATGGGCTGCTTCGCCTGCGTGGCACTACCTTTACTTCGTGCCTTGACTTTGGAACAAACGGCGGCGACTACGCATGGATTCAGTCTACTGACACGGGGAATCTAGCAACTAACTATTCATTACTGCTGAACCCTAACGGCGGCAACGTCGGCATTGGGACGAGTTCGCCAAACACAAAACTTCATGTATCAGGCGGCAGCACAAGGACATCGGGCAGCAATGGCGTCCTAGACATATCCAACGGCAATACTGCCGGTGGCATGAGGATTTCCGCGTTCAACGCTGCGGTTACTGCCAACGGCTATTTGGCGTTTGAAGGCTACTCTTCAGAGTATGCACGGTTTGACTCCTCCGGCAACTTCGGGATTGGCGGGACGCCCAATAGTTACGGCAGTCAGACCTGTTTGACAATCAATGGCGCGAGTTACAGCCGCGTCGATTTCAACATTGGCGGAACCAAAAAATCGTCGATTTATGGCGAAGGTTCTAGCAATATGATTTTTGAAACCGCCGGGTCTGAGAGGATGCGTATCGACTCCTCCGGCAACGTCGGGATCGGGACAAGTTCGCCCGCTGCTTTGCTTCACTTAGAAAAGAATTTTGCTGGTGAAATTGGGGAGTTTATTAACAACCCCAACGCAAGTGGATACTCTGCACTTCGGCTTGGAAACAGCGACAGAGCAACAAACGGAGATCATTTAATCTTTGGTTCTTCAGTCCTTGGGTTGCGTTCTAAAACTGGTGCAGCAATTACGTTTGAGCCTGCTGGCACCGAGCGCATGAGGATTGACACCTCCGGCAACGTCCGAATAACACAAGCGCCGGGATCATACACAATTGACGTAGATGGTGGCGCAACTTCAATTGCTAATAATGGAACAGTAGATTTTTCAACCGCCTCCGGTATGCTTGTTGTTAATAATTTTAACAATGGTGGTGTAACAATATACATTTGTGGTGGCGGCAGCACACTTGCGGTAAGTTCCGTTATTGCTCAAGTTGGAACGCTTGCATATCAATCTAGCGTGAATGGATATCGGTGGACGAACACTTTTGGGTCAACGGCAACTTTTGGGTTTTTCTTCGTACGCACCCGCGCAAATGCTTGAGGAATTAAATGGACTACACAGTAGAACAATTTGCAGATAAGTCTTACCACATTAAGACTGAACTCGACGGAAAGAAAATTGAGTTTAATGTTGTTTGCGCCGTCGATGAATCCGAGATACCCGGTCTGGTTGAACACCACATTAATTTCCTGAACAGCCCAGCACCCGCGTACCCGCAGCAAGCGCAGCCTAGTGTTCAGGACGTTTTAGCGCAGCAGCAAGCACAGATTGAAGCACTTAAGGCCGAAGTGGCCGCGCTGAAAGGAATTTAATAATGGCAACGCAATTTACGTGGATTATTGAGTGGATGCAGTGCAAACCTGTAGAGGGCAACCTTCAGGATGTGGTCATCACGGCTGGCTGGCGGTGTAGCGGTGTGGACGAGAATTATTCTGCCTCCGTGTATGGCACTTGCAGCTTCCCCAGCCCCGGAGATCCGTTTACCCCCTACGCTGATCTGACCCAAGACCAAGTTCTGGGCTGGTGCTGGGCAAACGGAGTAAATAAAACCGCTGCCGAGGCTTGTGTATCGGAACAGATTCAAGATCAAATTAACCCGCCTGTGGTGCAACTTCCGCTTCCTTGGCAGGCGTAGAAGGAGTTTTAAATGACCGTCAACTACACAACGCTGCTTTCCCTTGGTCAGCCCGTCACTGGTACGGAGTCTGGCACGTGGGGCAATGACGTAAACAACGCCGTTACTGCCTATCTGGACATCGCTATTGCTGGCACGTTGACGTTGACAGGGGACGGTGCAGTAACTCTTACCAACACGCAGGGCACCAACTCCGCAACCAACATCGGCTCCACGACTGCCCAGTACTACATCCTGAAGATCGTCGGGCCCCTGACTGCGACCAAGGTCATCACGGCCCCCAGCACCAGCAAGACCTACCTCGTCATCAACACGGATTCCACCTACGGGGTCACGGTCAAGGCGTCTGGGCAGACAGGCACTACCATCTCTGCCAATTCTCGGGGCTTGGTGGTCTTCAACGGGACCGATTACGTAGCGGCTTCGGCAACCAATATCTCTAACCTGACCGGGCTTGGCACGGGTGTTGCTACGGCGCTGGGGGTTAACGTCGGCTCCGCAGGAGCGTTTGTAGTCAATGGTGGTGCGCTTGGAACCCCCTCGTCTGGCACTTTGACCAATGCGACTGGCCTGCCTCTTTCCACAGGGGTGACGGGTACGCTGCCTATTGCGAATGGGGGTACGGGCCTGACTGCTTCTCCTGCTAACGGCGAGATTGATATCGGTAACGGCTCTGGATTTACCCGCACCACGCTGACTGCTGGCTCCAACGTCACGATTACCAACGGTGCTGGGTCGATTACGATTGCTGCTACGGGTGGTGGCGGTGGTGGAGGGACGGTAACGAGTGTTGCTACTGGCACGGGGCTTACGGGTGGTCCGATCACAACCACTGGCACGATCAGCCTTGCCAATACGGCAGTTACCCCCGGTGCTTACGGCTCTGCCACGCAGGTTGGCACGTTTACGGTTGATGCGCAGGGGCGTCTGACTGCGGCTGGAAACACCAGCATTGCAATTGCCAACACGGCGGTTAGCGGCCTTGGCACGATGTCCACGCAGAACGCCAGCAACGTAACTATTAGCGGTGGGACTGTAGACGGTGCGGTTATCGGGGGTAGCAGTGCTGCGGCAGGCACGTTCACCACGCTTTCTGACTCGGCTGGTAACGTCCGAAGCATCCCCCAGAACTCCCAAAGCTCTGCCTACGTGCTGGTTGCAACGGACAACGGCAAGCACATCTCCATCTCGTCAGGTGGGGTAACGGTGCCGTCTGGCGTATTTTCTGTGGGTAACGCGGTCACGATCTATAACAACTCGGGTTCTAACCAGACAATCACGCAGGGGGGTGGTACGACTCTCCGGTTTGCTGGGGTGTCAAGCACAGGCAACAGAACCCTTGCTCAATATGGAGTGTGCACAATCCTATGCGTTGCTTCCAATACCTTCGTGATCTCTGGAGCCGGTTTGTCATGAGCATTCAACAGATGCTCTTTTCCGGGGGTGGCATACAGGTCATTAATGTGAACCTAACCGCCACTCAGATAACCCCCTACAATTTGTTTGTAGCGGTTGGTAGCCCTGCTAACCCCGTAGAAGTGAATCTGACGGTCAATGCCGATTGTCAGGCTGGGATTGTTCAAGGCTCCGGCTGGGCGTCTGGCAGCACGTGCAAAATAGTTAACAACGCTGGTATCTACGGGGAAGGTGGGGGTGGTGGTAGTGGAGGTAGCGCCATTTTTATCAACGTAGTTACTAAATTTTTTACTGATGGTGTGGGTGGTAATAGCGGTGGTGATGCGCTGTCTCTTTCCATACCCACAACAATTGACAACACTGGCGGTTATATCTTTGGCGGTGGTGGAGGTGGCGGTGGTGGTTTTGCCGCGACCGGTCTGTACACAGTGAGCCAGTGGGCCAGTGGAAATGCTCCTTATTACCGTGCTTCCGGTGGCGGCGGGGGTGGCGGGCGTGGATTTAATAACGCGGCTGGAGGTTCCGGAGGTAGCGCTGATCCTGATTTTAATAGTGGAGGTGCCGGGTACCCCGGTTTAAGCGGTTCTGCCGGAAGCAGTTCTGGGGCTGGTGCCGGAGGTTCAGGTGTTGTTGGTGGTCTGTTCCAGTGTCAAAGTAGTGATGGCGGTGCGGGTGGAGATTGGGGTCAAAATGGTTCGGCAGGTTCGTCTACGTCCGGAATTTCAAATACCCAACAAACCAATCCCGGTGTCGGTGGTGATGCAGGCTACGCAGTTCGCCAAAACGGCAACTCACTGACTTGGCTTGGTGGTAACAACGCTTCGCAGGTGAAGGGCAATGTGGGCTGATATGGATAAAGACGCAGACAACAGCGAACTTGCGTTTTTCAAGGCGCAGGTCAAGGCAGAACTTGGAAGGCTGGAAGCGCAGAGCAGCGCCAAGGAAGTAGCTGGTAAAGCAATTGGTCGTAACGGACTTGCCTATATCACGCTTATTGTCGTGATCGGCGTGGGTGCCAGTATCTTCCTTGAAGCTGACAAGATTGCGGCCGTTATGGGCTTGCTGGGTGCCGCTCTTACGGCGTTGATCTCGATGTTGAACGGAATTGCCGGTGCCTCTCCCAAGCAGGAAAAGCCTGAGTTTGAAGTTATCAAGCACCTGATCGAGAAGTTGGACAAACTGGACCGTCAGGAACTGCCAATGCGTGTGGATGTGGAAGGCGATAAGGTCACTGTACGCAAAGGTGAAGACATCATTACGGCGAAAAAGGAAAAATAATGCTCTCCCTACTTTCAACTCTTGGTGGTCTTCTTATCTCCGGCTTGCCCAAGCTGCTGGATTATTTTCAAACTCGTGCCGACCAGAAGCACGAACTTGAGTTGGTCAAGATGCAGACCGAACGGGAACTGCAACTGGCGGCTGCTGGGTTTGCGGCTCAAGCCAAGATGGAAGAGATCCGTACCGAACAGGTTGCAATGGAGACTGATGCTCGGATGACGGAGGCCGCGCTTGCCCATGACAAAAAGGTGCTTGAGCGGGCTTCCCGCTGGGTTGCCAACTACGTCGGAACGGTGCGTCCTACGGTTACATACTTGTTTGTGTTTGAGTTGATTGGGCTTAACGCGTTTATGGCGTTTTACCTGTGGCAGCACCCGGAACTTATCCGCAGCATTCATGACGTGATTCAGTACTCTGAATTGATTTTCTCCAGCGACGAGATGGCGATGCTTGGGGGGATAATTGGGTTCTGGTTTGGGTCGCGTCAGTGGAATAAAAAATGAAATTAAGCCCGCGTGGCGAAGCCCTGATGCACGAGTTTGAGGGGTTTCGCAGCAAACCGTACCTGTGTCCGGCGCACATCTGGACTATCGGTTATGGGCACGTGCTTTATCAGCAGCAAATCAACCTGCCGGTGGTTCGCAAGGAGGGTTATACCGGCATGATTCGTAAAGAGTATCCCTTGAAGCCGGAGGATAACCGTGTCTGGACGAAGAACGAGATCGACGAACTATTCCGACTTGACGTACAGAATTTTGAACGTGGTGTTCTTCGACTTGTTCCCGGCGTATCTGGGCGTCAAGGCAGCTTTGACGCTTTGGTCAGTTTTTCCTATAACGCCGGGTTAGGCAATCTTCAACGCAGCCAGATCCGGATGCGTGCTAATAGGGAGGATTGGGAGGGTGCAGCAGAGGCGTTCCGGCAGTGGACAATTGGTGGGGGTAAAGTATTGCCGGGGTTGGTAAGGCGACGAGAAGCTGAGATTGCCCTGTTCTTGTCTTGATTGAGGTGTGACGTGCCGCTCCAGAAAATTGCATTCAAACCCGGTGTAAATCGGGAAAACACTCGATACACCACCGAAGGCGGGTGGTATGAGTGCGACAAGGTTCGTTTCCGTCAAGGCAACCCGGAGAAGATCGGGGGCTGGAACCTGCTTACTCCCAACACGTTCTTGGGGCTGTGTCGGTCGCTTTGGAACTGGATCACGCTTGCATACCTGAATCTTATTGGCGTCGGCACCAACCTTAAGTTTTATATTCAGAGCGGTGGTCTGTATTACGACATCACGCCGATCCGTAGCACGGTCACTCTGACCAACCCGTTTCAGGCTGCTTACTCTACGTTGAACGGCGGCATCTCGGATACTGCCACGTCGCTCACGCTTACCTCCGCAACCAATTTCGCTACGGTTGGTGTTTTACGTATCAATTCAGAAGACATCCGATACACCAACAAGGTTGGCAACGTCCTGTCTGGGCTTACGCGTGGGTACAACGGCACTACGGCTGCTGCGCATTCCAACGGGGACGGGGTTGGCAGCTACACAATTACGGTAACAGATAGCGCACATGGTGCGGTGGATGGTGACTTTGTTACCTACAGCGGGTCTGGCATCACCAGCCTTGGCGGCAACATTACAGCCACCGTGCTGAAAAATGAGTTTCAACTGACGTACGTGGATGGCAATACGTACACGATCAACGCTTCAACCTATTCAAACGCCTCTGATACGGGTAATGGCGGCACGGTTGTAACTCAGTATCAGGTGAACACCAGCGGCGACGTTGAGGTTCCGGTGGTTGGCTGGGGTGCGGGTGGTTGGGGTACTGGCCCGTGGGGTGTTGGCACCATTACGCAAGACCCGCTGCTCCTGTGGAATCAGATCAACTTTGGGCAAGACCTGATCTACGGCCCGCGTGGTGGTGGCGTTTATTACTGGAACGCAAATATTGGGTTGGTGTCATCCGACGTAACCGTGACAATTGCCTCTCCGGGGGTGTTTACGCTTGGGGGCAACGCGGTGCTGGCTGATGACACGGCGGTTCAGCTTACGACTACGGGTGCGCTGCCAACCGGGTTGAGCGTTGGTACTACTTATTTTGTGGTGAATTATTCGTCGGGTACGTTCAACCTAGCCACCACCCGTGGCGGCACTGCCATCACCACAACCGGCACGCAATCCGGCACTCACTCTATCTCCCCCCGTGGGATCAACTTGGTGGATCTTGGGGATGCGGATACCCCGATTTACCAAAACTACTTAACCGTTTCTGACGCTTCCCGGTTTGTGCTTGTGTTTGGCACGAACGACTACGGATCTACTGAAATTGACCCGATGCTTATCCGGTGGTCTGATCAAGAAGACCCGTTCACGTGGACGCCTGCTGCCACTAACCAAGCCGGTAGCCTCAAGTTGTCGCATGGTTCAGAAATCATCACGGCGCTGCAAACCCGTCAGGAAATCGTAGTCTTTACCGATTCCTCGCTCTATTCGCTTCAATATCTCGGGCCACCGTTTGTTTGGCAGTCTCAGTTGTTGGGGGACAACCTATCGATTATCGGCCCGAACGCTGCCACCATTGCTTCTGGCGTGGTGTACTGGATGGGTGTAGACAAGTTCTACGCGTACGACGGGCGTGTGCAAACGCTCAACTGCGACTTGCGCCGGTTCGTTTTCAGCGACTTCAACCAGTACCAGACCCAGCAAATCTTCTGTGGTACCAACGAGGGCTTCAACGAAGTCTGGTGGTTCTACTGTTCTGAAAATAGCAACACGGTTGACCGGTACGTAATCTATAACTACTTGGAACGTATCTGGTACTACGGCACGATGGCCCGGACGGCTTGGCTGGATTCTGGCTTGCTGCCTTATCCGATTGCGGCTACGTACAACAACCACCTCGTGCAGCATGAAGTCGGCGTGGATGACTTTGAAACGGGGTCGCCGGTAGCCATCGAAGCCAACATATCTTCGTCCGAGTTTGATATTGGCGATGGGCACAACTTTGGCTACGTGTGGCGTGTGCTGCCTGACCTTACGTTTACTGGGTCTGAGCCTGCTGGGTCTGCGTTTGGTAGCGTGACATACCCGACGCCGGAAGTATCCATGACGCTTTACCCCATGCGGAACTCAGGTTCGGGCACTGGCTACCCCGGCTCTCAAGACGTGATAAAGGGTTCTACCTACAACATCACCGAAGAATTTACCGGACAGATCTACACGCGCGTGCGTGGGCGGCAGTTGATCTTCAAGATTTCGTCTGATCAGGTAGGCACCACGTGGCAGCTTGGCGCTCCGCGAATCGATATTCGTCCTGACGGCAGGCGTTAATGACCAACAAGATTGTCACGACCGAGTTTACGCTTGAGCGGGTGCCACCACCCAACCTACCGCTTGCCCCGGTGCAGTACGACTCTCGGTATCACGAGTCATTCAACAACATCCTGCGCCTTTATTTCAACCGGCTAGACAACTTTTTGGCAAAACTTATGGCAGACGGAACCAGTATCCCAGTTACGTTCCCCGGTATGGAGGTGGACGCGTTTGGGCGGTTGCGCGTCAGCAACCCATTCTCCCTCTTTGATAGCCAAAACCGGTACGGTAAAGACCCGCAGTTTGATGAGTCTACGGCTACTGGTGGCACGAGCACGTATCTGCCAAACGAGTCTTCGGTGCAAATGGCGGTTACTACGACTTCAGGTTCTGAGGTAGTTCGCCAGACGTATCGGGTGTTTCCGTATCAGCCGGGTAAAAGCCTCTTGATGCTGGCGACGTTTGTGATGGATGCAGGCAAAACCAACCTGCTCCAGCAAGCTGGATACTTTAACGATGACAACGGGGTGTTTTTCCAAAAGACGGGCACCACCAACCAATTTGTGCTGCGCAGCAATATCACCGGCACCCCCAGCGACGCTCGGACGGTAGATCAGGCTGATTGGAACGGGGACAAACTGGATGGTACGGGGGAGAGTGGGTTCACGCTTGATACCTCCAAGGCTCAGATCCTGTTTTTGGATTTTGAGTGGCTCGGTGTGGGCTCGGTGCGTTGTGGATTTGTAATCAACGGGCAATACATTATTTGCCACACATTTGAAAACGCCAACGACATCACCAGCGTTTACATGACCACGGCGATCCTGCCGATTCGCTACAGGATAAAAGCCACCAACACCCTGTCTGGCAGCGCCAGCATGAAGCAGATTTGCGCCTCAGTAATTTCTGAGGGGGGCTACGAACAAGCGGCTGCGGAGTTGTTTGCCCGTAGAACAAGCATTTTAACTACAATTAGTACAACTTTTCTACCTCTTGTATCTATTCGCCTTAATGCAAGTTCTTTGGGGGCGGTTGTTCTTCCCCAGCAATTCCAAGTAGTACCAACGACCAACCAAAACTATGAGGTTGTGTTGGTTAAAAACGCTACCCTAACGGCTGCTTCTTGGAACACCACCACGTTCAATAACGTGGATTACGACGTATCGGCAACCGCCATGTCCGGGGGCACAATCGTCCAGCAGCAGTATGTAACGTCCTCGGCGCAGGGTCGGGCGACGGTTTTGGCCCCCACCGGGTATAACTTTGACCTGCAATTGGGCGTGTCTTTGGCGGGGGTAAGCGACATTTACACGGTTGCCATTCGGACGGTATCTGGCGCTACCACCGGGGATGCCCTTGGCACGCTGGCTTTTATCGACTTGACAGACTAAAATAAGTTTGGGTTAGAAGGAGTAGACCATGCTTCCATTTTTATTGCCCCTCCTTTCAGCACTTGGCACCAGCACGTTGGTACAAGGCGCATTGATGGGTTCCGCTCTTAGTGGTGGTATTGCAGCACTAACAGGCGCAAAAGGTTCAGATATTGGTAAAGCCGCGCTTGGTGGAGCGTTAACTGGTGGTTTGGGAGCAGGTATCAGCGGACTTGCTGGTGGGCAAAGTTTGGCTCAACTTTTTGGGGCAAGTAACGCTGCTACGGCGGGTGCGGGTGCTGCCAGTGCTGCGCTTCCAGCTACCGAAGGCATCCCAAGCATTATTAAAGGAACAGAACTTGTAGGAAAGACTGCCCCATTTGCGGCTACGGGTTCTACTGCGCCTTCTGTTGCTACCAATATTATGGGTGGTGATCCACTGTCGTTGGCAAAACTTGGAGCAGAGATTGGTCCTAGCGCAGCGGCACCGGGTTCAATTAACCCAATCATTTCCCAAGCGTCTACTCCAGCCGCTACGACGTTTAGTTCTGGTATGGCTAACGCGGGTCCAACAGGCGTATCCAACTTTATGAAGGACGCGTCTTCTGTTTTGGGGGCACCAAGCGCCCCCACGTTGTTTGATGATCCGCTCAAATACGTAATGCAGAACAAAACGACTGCGCTTGCTTCGGGGCTCGCTGGGCTTACGGCTTCACAACAACCAAAGAAGCCAAAGAAAAAAGAACCATGGATGGGGCTGCAATGGCAACTTCCATCTACCTACGCTGACGGCGGAATTGCTTCTGTTAAACCTCCCGGTTATGACATGGCGGTTGGTGAGCAGCATATGTACCCGCAGCCTTATGCGCGTGGCGGTGTCTCGGATCTTGGCACGTACTCGGATGGTGGTCGGATGCTCAAGGGTCCGGGCGATGGTATGTCCGACAGTATTCCCGGCGTGATTGCCAACAAGCGTCCTGCGCGTCTTGCGGACGGTGAGTTTGTTGTGCCCGCCGATGTGGTGTCCCACCTTGGTAACGGTTCAACCGATGCGGGTGCCAAGCAGCTTTACAAGATGATGGATAAGGTTCGCTCTGCGCGTACCGGCACTAAAAAACAAGGCAGGCAGATTAACCCCCGCAGGTTCATGCCTGCTTAAGAAGGAGAACTATCATGGCTGGTGGCGGACAAGGTGGCGGGCAAGGAACGGGCACCACGGTTGGGATGGGAATTAGGGAGGGTGAAGGTCAATTCATGAACGGCGGTTTTGGCCCCGGTGGTCTTGGTAGTGGGATGGGAATTAGGGAGGGTGAAGGTCGATTCATGGGCAACAGTCCCTTAATGGGTGGGATGGATGATGGAACTAAATCCACAGGGTTTCAACCCAATCCTATTCCGAGCTTTTATGAGACTCCTTCCAACGGTTTTAATCCGTATGGCGGCGGTATGGGCTACGGCGGCGGTATGGGCGGGTTTGGTGGTGGCATGCCTATGTACGGCGGCGGTTATGGCATGGGCATGGGTTCGCCGTTTGGTGGATTTGGTGGTGGGTTTAACCCGTACGGCGGTTTTGGTGGTGGATTTAGCCCGTACGGCGGTATGGGTGGTTTTGGTTCTCCGTTTGGTTTTGGTGGTATGGGCGGCTTTGATCCGTATGGTGGTGGTTTTGGCGGAATGAAAGGCGGCTTTGATCCGTATGGTGGTGGGATGGGCGGGTTCAGCCGTGGCCTTGGTTCTCCGTTCGGTGGCCCGATGGGCGGGATTCGTGGTCGGTTTGGTGAGGCTGGTGGAATGCGTGGTGAAGTTGGTGGTGTTGTTGGGCCTCCGCGTGGCGGTATGGATGGTGGGTTTGGTGGAATGCGTGGTGAAGTTGGTGGTGTTGTTGGGCCTCCGCGTGGCGGTAT